AAACCTGGTGGCTGCAACCTGGTCTTCTCTGTCCAAGTCATCATAGCATGCCCGCATTTCTGAAATGCCTGCTAGAATGTCGCCGCCGGTGTGTATGTCTGCATAGTTTTGAACAATTTCACAGGCTTCTTTCAAAGTCATATAAACTGGTGTTCCCATTATATTGCCTCCACCATGTTGGCAGGCACGTTGAACAGGCCGCTGTTGGTGCGAACAAGAATGTATTTGATTTTGACTTTGTTCACCGTGCCGGTATAGGTTTGACCAGTGCGGCCTGAAGTGAACTTAACAGTGTCACCAGGCATCAACGAACGTTTGTTCTGTTTGGCAAGTTGAGCGCGAGCATATTTTACAGCATCAACAATGCTGTTGAGTTCTACGTTGGTAAGATTACCAAACATAATAGTAGAGTTGATTTGCTGAATGGTGCTGAGTGCTTGCATACCGGCTCCTGTTTTGTTACGCTATGTCATTATTATAGCAAAATGGGAAATTCTGGTCAACTGGAAAAACCCTACAGTTTAGTAGGGTAAAAAAGTAGTACTTTGGGTTACATTTTCCCAGAGCTGTTTTGTGGGTACACCAAACTCCTCGTAACCTTCCATAACTGTGGCAAAATACCCACTGCTAGGCGGAGAAGTTTTGTTGCCTGGTTGCATGTAATACACAAGAGCTTGGCAACACTCGCCGTCAAGTTCCACTGTGGCCCACTTGCGGTTGTAGTAATAAGGATACCCTTCCAGCATGTCCAGACTCTTTAGACAACTTTCTGTGATGTCCCATAGCACACCGTCAACTCGACAAAAACGATTTACCTGCACGTCAGCCGGGCCAGCAAATCGAAAACGATGACCTAGCAGTTGAGAACGGCCAAATGCAACGGCACCGGGACAGCGGCGAGCCATTCCTTGTGTGTTGGTGTTCATTCCATAGGCAAAATAAAGCATACCCGTATTATAGCAAATATTGACTATTTGGTCAAGTACTACTAAAGTATTACACTGCCGGTGTTACTGCGGGTATGGGGTCAACTGTGGGGTCTGTGGGCACGGCTGTGCCTGTGGTAGTGATGCGACCAGCATTGAGTCTAGCTAAGTTTTGACCTTCTCTGAGACAGCCCACAATGGCTTGGCCACCCAAGGTAGCAATGTCGGCCACCGCGGTTAAAAATTCAGCGGCATCTCCAGGTGCTGTCTGTTGTCCATATCGACTTAGATTTTGAACAAAAATTTGCAGGCTGGGAGTTTGATTGGCCTGAAGTGCAAAGTAATCGATACCGGCTGAATTTTGATATCCAACTTCCTGGTTCAATGCTGTGGCCATGGCCACCCAGGCAGTATTCAAGGTTGCAACATAAGCAGGTTGTGCACCGGCAATGGTTGAGATATTGCTATTGGCCGTGGAAATATACGCAAGAACTGCGGCATCATTGGCGGCTGTTACAATGTTAAGATAAGTGGTCTTGAGGGCATTGAGGGTTCCTAGACCATTTAGAGTATTAATAGTGGTTGTCGCTGTACCAAGATAACTAGCAAAATCATTGCTGTCAATAGCTAGGCCAATGACATCTTCTATTGTCAGTGTTCCATCAACACCAGAACCAGTGGCCACATTGTTAGCAAAATAGTTAACCACGCTGGAATCTACTGCTGTGGTCTGTGCTTCAATCAATGGCAAACCTGTCATAGTATTCAATCCGCCCAGTGTTGTTGGCAGCCAATAATTGGTGTCGGTAATATTGATACCCACAGGAACATCTTGTTGTGCCTGATAAAAAGTGGGAATAGGTGCGCCATAGCTCACGATGTCTTTGGCAAAATATTCTATAGTAAGATCCCAGGTGCGGGCGGTATAGCCTTTTACAGTTTCTGCCAGGCGTGGCCAAGTGGTATTGGTAATACCAGAAATTTGTTGGAAAGAAACTTGAAGAGCTTTGTTAGCCACAGCTTGGTCAGGAGGAATAACTTTACCTAGTTCTTCGCAGCCGCTGGCACTGGGAAGATTTGCATCAACTATGGGCTGTATGGTCGGATTAATTTGCCCGCCAGTGCCTTGATACACTGGAATTGATCCCGAAGGCCCGGGAGTTAAAAACGAAGTGTAACTGTTAGGAAACATCACAGCAGGATTCAATAAGTCTGCCATGGTTACTATGTTGGGAGTGGTCACATCCAGCACAGTTAAAACATCAACTAGATCAGCACCTACTACTTTTGTCATGCCGCTGTAGGCTTTCTTTTGTAACACATCAAAGTCATAGGCTGTTAATCCGTTTGGATTGAACAAACTTTGTACATTGTTGTTTACAAGATTGGCAATGTCTCGATCAGTTAGCCCGGCAGCATTCAATGCTGTTTGTACTCCCGGCAATGTTCCGTTCAACATATTTCCAACCTTGGATAATTGTTGTAACAACGCAGCCGGAGTTCCAAAATTGGTTATGTTTTTTGGGTTTACTAATTGCCCCTGGTTAGCTAAGTCTGTACCAAACTCGCTGAATGCAGGGTTTACATCACTGATACCACCAGTGACCAAGCTGTTCATGTCAGTAAATGTCGGGCCTAGATAGTTGTTGGCGTTGGCGGCGCTGGTTATAACTGAGTTTGTGGAATCAATATAACTTTGCACCGCGCTAAATCCTTGTGCAAACTTACTGGCGTCACCATCACCGAGATAAGCACTGCCAGTTTGTTCAACTAACAAACTAAAGCCACTGGGGTCAATGGTACTAGTGTCTGTGGCAGTATTGTATGTTAGATACTCTGCTATCAAATTGTTAAACGTGCCCAGTGGAGATGTTGGTATACTGTTTCCCAAAGAAGGACAAACACCGCTGCCTATGCTCAACAATGCATCCAGCGTAGTCTCAGTGAAAAAACTTTGTTGCTTGTACCAATGCACCGCTGCTATCCAATTACTGATCACTGCTGTAGCATTGTAATTAATAATCGCAGTTTGCAACGCAGACGGTAAGTGATTCAAACCTTGATTTTGCATCAGTTGCGATAATGCAGTGAGTTGTAAGGGTGTGTACTGTGCCATTATCCTGCTCTCACATCTCCGCTGCCGCCGGTTCTAGCATGACCACAGGTATCACTGTTACCATCAACTACCACAGGACTGCCGCTGGCACGAACACTGCCAACACCGCCAGCAGTCTGCTGACTGCCATTGTTGTGTTCGTTGCGTCCTCGTCGAGGATAAGGTGGGTGTGGGGTTACGCTTTGCCCAGGAATCATGATAGGACGACCGTTGACACGCACAGAGCCTACTCCGCCTTGTGCTGCACCGCCCCCGGTGTTTGAATCCCCATCACGCTGAACCCCTGGCATGTTATCCTAGAATTAATTTTTTCTCTGGAACCTTGATGCCTGTTGTGGCTTCAAGATATTTTGTTTTTACGCCATCGTCTGTCAATGCATATATGGCGATACTAGAGGTATTTAGCTTGATTTCTGCCCCTGGGTCAGCAGTAAACATAGATGGTACCAAGCCCATGCCCTGCGGCCCTGGTGCTACACTAACTGGATGTTCAATTTCAACCCAATCACCGCCGGCCATTTTGACTTTGGCAATCATCTCTTCGCCTGAGTTTAACTTAAAGGTGTAAACTTTACCTGGTTCTGCGATCAGTTGCATTATGCTCTTTCTGTTAAGTGTTGACGTAGCTCAGTAAATCCACCGATTAACTTGTCATCGATAAAAATTTGTGGTACTGTGCGAGCTGTTGGAACAGCCTCTAGTAGATCTTCTTTGGTGTATCCGTCACCAATTTTGCGCTCTTCAAATTCAATACCTTGCTGAGTCAACAAGGCTTTGGCTTGATCACAATATGGGCAATGATACTTGCTCCACACAACGGCTTTCATTATATTTCTCCTTTTAGTTTGTAAAGTAAATGGTGATCGCGATGATTCCAAAATTTAACGATCACCGGTTCTCCTGGGCCAGTAATAACTACAGTTCCACAATAGTGGGTTCCCCATATCCATCGATCACTGATATCACACCGTCGTGGTATTACAGCAAATGTCTCTTGCCAATCGGCACGATCATAATACCACTGTTTTTCAGAAATCATAGATCTGGCAACTCTTCGTAGTCAATGGCATCACTCATGACACCAATAACATAATTAGTTGATTCATTTTCTTGCAATGCAGTTTGTTTCTTGCTGACATCTACGTGTTTGTTAAACCACGGAATCGGCGTGCTCTTTGGTGCTGGATGATTGTATTTGATACCAATTTCTTTGAGAGCACCGGCTGCTGTAAAGTCCACAAAGTCTTTGAGGATTTGCGCATTGAGTCCAATCACTGGACCATACTTGAACAAATAATCAGCCCAGGCTTTTTCTTCATTGATAACATCCATGTACATAGCATAGACTTCTGCCTCACACTCTTGTTTAACTTTGGCAAAGCGTGGATCTTCTTTTACCACTTGATTGATCAACCAAGCAGTCCACTCTTTGTGCAAGATCTCATCTTGCAGAATCAAGCTAATAATGTTTCCATTGCCGATGAAAATTTTGTTTTCAACCATGGCCAGACTGGTTGCAAAACTAACCATGAAGCGGAAGGCTTCCAGTGCATAACTGGCGTTCAGTGCCATCCAGATTGCTCGTATGTGTCCTTCTTCGGGCGAATTATTCGGGTCGCTGTCTGTTTCTTTGATACAATTAAACAGATGCAAGTCATCGTAGTACTTGCCTACGCTGGATGCCATGGCCACTATTTCTTCTGTGTCATGAATAGTGTTAAACACATCTTTGGGCACATTGTAAATGTTACGAATGATATGACTGTATGAACGACTGTGAATATTGGTCTCAAAAAATGTCCAGTTGTACACCAAAGCTTCTAGTTCAGGAATTGAAACCACAGGTGTGAAGATCTGACTTGGGCCGCGACCTTGCAGACTGTCCAAAGCAGTTTGGCGCAGTAGGTTTGAAGTAAAGATATGCTTTACAGTGTCTGATGCTTCTTTAAAATCCTGTGCATCTTTGGTCAAGCTAATTTCTTCTGGTACCCAAAAGAATCCACGAGCCTCTTGTTCAAATTTAACAATCTTGTTGTACTTAACTTCTTCAAATCGTTGAATGGTAACAGGACCGGCTGGATCCAAGAACATCTTGCGTTGCAGATAATCTGTTTTTATTTTTAAATCGTATTGTTGTTTGCTCATAGTATTACCAGTGTCTTATTGTATTTGCTATAATGAAGCAACAGGTTATCACATGTATTATAACCCAGAATGTCTTGAGCCACAAGGCTATTCGAGCTTCACGCAAAGTAAGAATGGGTACATCTGGACGATCTTCGTCGGTATTGCCCATTAAATGGCCAGTGGCTCTGGCCCAGATTCGTTCCAGCGAGTTCAATGAAACTGGTCCGCTTCAGTAGATGTTTTATTTGCCACAGTTGATGTAGCACCCACCGCCTCTGAGATCAAATCAAAGTAACCAACACCTACTTCACGCTGATGACGAACTGTGGTAAAGCCACGTTCTTGCGCCTCAAACTCACGTTGTTGCATTTCTGAATATCCAGCCATGCCACGTTGACGGTATGCTTCGGCCAACTCAAAGGTTGCTAGGTTAACTGAGTGGAAACCCGCTAGTGTAATAAACTGAAATTTATAACCCAGTTCACCCAGTTCACGCTGGAATGTTTCGCATTCGTCCTCGCTCAAAAACTTACGCCAATTAAAACTAGGACTGCAATTATAGGCCAGCATTTGATCAGGGTAATGAGCATGGATGGCGTCTGCAAACTTTCTAGCTTGTGCAATGTCTGGCGTTGAAGTTTCGAACCAAAGGAGATCAGCGTAAGGGGCATAAGCAAGACCTCGGCTAATACATGCATCAAGGCCATTTTTAAATTTGTAAAAACCTTCTTCAGTGCGTTCATTGATAATAAAATCCCGGTCTAATGGATCATGGTCTGAGGTGATTAGCGTGGCGGACTCGGCGTCAGTACGAGCCATGATAACTGTATCAACACCTGCTACGTCGGCGGCTAGACGAGCGGCCTGTAGATTGCGAATAGCCTGGCTAGTAGGGATAAGAACCTTACCACCTAAATGACCACATTTCTTTTCGCTCGACAATTGATCTTCAAAATGTACACCAGCAGCTCCTGCTTCGATCATAGCCATCATGAGTTCATATGCGTTTAACGCACCGCCGAAGCCTGCTTCCGCATCAGCAACAATTGGCAGGAAGTAATCTGTGGTTACTTTGCCCTCAGCATGTTCAATTTGATCAGCGCGACGGAAAGCATTGTTGATCCCGCGCACGACCTGTGGAACAGAGTTCACAGGATAAAGACTTTGATCCGGATATGTTTGTAATGCTGTGTTGTTGGCAGCAGCCACTTGCCACCCACTCAAATAGATTGCCTTGAGTCCGGCCTTGGCATGTTGTACAGCCATCTGACCGTTATAGGCACCTAGTGTATTGATGTAGGGTTCATTGGCCAAAAGCATTCTTAGATTTGCGGCGCCTAGTTTGGCCAATGTATGTTCAACTTGAACCGAACCTTGGAGGCGACGAACTGTTTCTGATGTATAATTACGTTTTTTCATTGTATTCCTTAAAGTTTACATGCTTCACAATCTTCCTCTTCAATAATTTCAATATTGTGAGGCAGATCGATTAAGTCTTCGTCTTTGGCTTTAGCGCCTTGTTTGTTGATAAGACTGTAGTAGAATGTTTTGAGACCCCAGTGATGGGCCAGCATGAGGTTGCGAGCAATCAGTGTGGTTGGCACTTTGCGATCTGCAAAGTGCGCTGGATTGTAGAATGTGTTGGTGCTGATTGATTGATCTACATAGGCTGCCAGCACTGCCGCTGTTTTCAAATAACCATCACAGTCCTTCTGTGCCCACATTAGTTGATACTTGTTCTTGAGTTTGTGATACTCAGGCACAACTTGTGTAAGGCTACCTGCTTTGGATTCTTTCACTGTAATCAAGCTCATAGGCATTTCAATGCCGTTGGTCGAGTTAATCACAACTGAACTTGACTCTACAGGAGCAATGGCCATCAGTGTAGCATTACGCACACCATAGGCTCGCATTTCTGCTCGCAGTCCTTCCCAGTTTAGTTCAGGCGTAAAGTCCACGAGTTCGTTGACCCCGGCGGCACGTCGTTCCCAAGGAAAGACACCACGACCATACCAGGTGCGGTCACTATCTTTGCAACGGCCTCGCTCTTTGGCAAGTTCAACCGTCGCTTCTGTGAGGTAGTAGGCTTGGTGTTCCATCCACGACTTAACCTCGGAAAGAGCGTCCTTGTCACCGTATTGCAGTCCGCGTTTGGCATGCCAGTAAGCAAGGTTAGTGATGCCGATACCAAGCGGCTGAATTTCGTCATTCGATAACTGCGATTGGATCGAGAGGAAGTCTTGGTAGTCAAGGATATTACACAACGAACGCTGAAGAATTCTACAAGCGCGGCGCATGTCTTCAGGATTTCTAAAGGCACCCCAGTTGATTGACCCAAGGGTGCATAGGGCGATTCGACCCGTGTCATCATCAAGTCGCTTGAAAGGTTTTGTAGGAAGGAGGATTTCACAGCAAAGGTTACTCTGGTAAATGGTGTGATACTCAGGGTCAAACGGACCTTGGTTCATCACATTGTCAATGAACACTAGATAGATACGCCCAGTGTCTGTTCGCTCCTTAAGTATACCAGATTTGAATACTTCTTCTGCAGACATAGTCTTCTTCCGGAGATCAGATCGTGCTTCATACCTGACATAGAGATCTTCAAAAAGAGCAGTGTCCCGGTAGAAGGCTTCGTAGAGATCCGGTACCTCGTTAGGGTCAAAGAACGTGATCGCTTGTTTGTTTTTAAATCTACGCCAGAAAAAAGCAGAAAGCACCACCCCATAGTCCATGTGTCGGACACGGGTTTCTTCGGTTCCTTGATTGTTCTTGAGCACAATAAGATCATCGAATTGATGATGCCAGATGGGATAAAAAACAGTGGCACTTGCATTACGGATACCTCCTTGTGAACATGAACGTAGGTCGCCAAACCATTTCTTAAGGAAAGGTATCATGCCAGTGTGCATGATCTCACCACCGCGTATAGGGCTACCTAATGGGCGTAGTCTTCCAATCTCTAAACCAATGCCAGCACGTTTGCTAGCATACTTGGCCATCATTTCCCCCGAAGCAAAAATACTATCAAGATCGTCATCACTACGGATAAGGACACAACTACTGAATTGCTTTGTGGGTGTTCCCAGACCAGCCAGCACTGGAGTAGCAAGAGTAAATAGGCCGTCGCTTGCCGCATTGTAGTATTCCTTTATATAACGCATGCGAGCCGTGTTGGGTTCCTCACTGTGGAACACCGTGGCAGCGGCAATCATGTATCGAACCTGCGGAGTTTCATAGATCTCTTTGGTGGAACGATTACGAACAAGATATTTTTCAATCAACTGCTCAATGGCAGCATAACTGTATTGTTCGTCTTTGCTGTGATCCAGCATGTCATTCATACGGTTCCAGTCTTCTTCTGAATACCACTCAAGAAGTTCTGGTGTATACAATCCCACTGTCACGTTCTTTTTGACTATTTCATATAAATGCGGGGGCTGATAGTCACCGTAGACATCTTTTCTCAACATACTCAGACGTTGCTTGCCTGCTACATATTGATAATTTGTGTGACCTACATCTGGATTTGATTCTACATCAATCAGATCCACAATGGCACGCAAAGTAATGCCATCTATTTCTTTGGTGGTTATCCCATCGTAAAAATGTAATTGTGTTCTGATTTCTATCATTGACTGACTCACATCAGCAATGCCTGTGCATACTTTGGCGATTTGGGCTTGCCATTTTTCCAATGCTAATGGCTCGCGTGTGCCATCGCGCTTGACTACAGTGATTTGTTTCATTGTTACCTAATTTGTTGTTTTATTTCGCTTTGTGCGACGCTGTGTCGAACTTTGTACTGTCCTAGGTTGATATTTACTATCTCTCCCAAGTCCCAATTCAGTATATATTTCTCCCCGCCAACTTGGACTAAATTGTCTGTTCCGGTGTCGATCAGCACAGCATCGATTAAATCTTCGCGGTCTAGCAAAGTGATAGTATACATGATTCCTAGCCCACGAGCAAGAGAGCAGAATATATTGTCAGATAATAATTGCCAAGGATCGGGCCAAGTTGCTCGATCATCCCAGTGCAAATGGTAAGCACACCAAGGAGTTCGGAACCACCAGCGGTTGATTTCTAGCAAGCATTGTTCCAAAGGCAGATTGTTGGCCGACTGCCGGAGTTGATTCCAGGCAGCCAACCTTTCTTGGAAAGTTCTAGGCCACATTAGGCTAAGTGTGTGATCGAATAGTTAATTAAACCATCTACACCAGTGTTTGTGGTGCTGGCTTTCAAAGTAATTATGCTAGATGTTTCGCTGGCCGAAAATGTTACGCCTGTGCTGGCATTTTGAAATCCGTTGTCGTTGGACAACAGGTCTCCGCCTGTACCATCAGTACTAGCAACCAAGGTTATTACGCCAGTGCGAGTTGTGGTATCTCTGGTCACTGTGTAATTAATTTGCACTGCTCTCACAGCAGTAGCGTCAATGGTGCAGACCGTTTGATTAGCGGTGTTGTTTACCAAGGTCACAGTTTGACCTACTTCTCTAGTATAAGTGCCAAACTCAATTTTTTCTGAGTTAGTCATTGCATAGCTAGCAGATAAATGTAGATCAATTCTAGGATAAATGGCAGCATTGGTTGCTGTGCGTTCAAACATGTCTCCAATGGAAACATTGTTTTCTTGGTTGATAGAGATTATTGATGTTGCCGGATAGCTCTCACCATTGAAGTGGTTGCCTACGTCGTAGAACACATTGTTGGTGCTGGTGTTTAGACTCACGCTGTCAATCACAATGCCTTGTTCATAGATGTTGTCAAAGCAGCCTTGTGAGATGCACACACCAGTGGGTCCACCGTTGACTGGGCTGGCACCACCAAGATATATGCCTTGGTACAATGTGTCATATTCACAGGCGTTGAAACTGATGGCTCGCAGTTCTTCTTGTGAATTTACTGCCCAGGTAAATCCTGAAAAGGCACAGGCATCAAACACAATCTGTGAACCTACATAACTGGCCGAGCTGTCAAAGTCCACGGCTCTTGTGTCATCTACATCGGTGGTTAGATCCGCGGTAGTCAGCGGGCCTGTTATGGGAACATTGCGCAATGTTACTCTAACAGCACGATCAATCAATACACCAGTTTGAATTTGTGTAGTGGCAAAACCCATGCTATCAATTTCAATATCCTGCGGAGGAATAGCACCGTTGACACCGATGCTCACTCCAGTTTGTTGCAAACTGTCAGTGGTTCTTGCCACATAGGCCGGTAGTGTTTCTAGCTGCCAATAAGTTGCATTGCCAATAGCAGTACCAATAGGAGCTCCGCCGTTGTTGATACTGCGATAGTATGAGCCGCTGTTGGATACCAATACTCCATAAGGCCAGTATGTTAAACTGGTCCAAGGTTGTACATCGAACTCAATTACAGTGCTGTCGCCACCTTCGCCGTAGAGCATAGCATAAGGAGGAATCAACAGTGTGCCACTGACTTTGTAAACACCAGCAGGGAAGAAAATACCTCTGCGTATCTGCGGGTTTACTTCTCGACAGTATATTTGATACAACGCACGATTGATGGCTTCGGTACAGTCTGTGGAACCATCGCCTACAGCACCAAAATCAGTGATAACACAAAAACTGTCAAGACGATTTTGTAAACTCTGTGTTACAGGAGAATTTAAACTGGCACCAGTCTGCACCACATAGCCTGCGGCTGCACCTTGGTAGGTGTATTGTGTGGCGTAGGAAAGAATGTCTGAATATTCTGTGAGAACTTCGGTGTTGCCCAGCGCAGGAGCACCTTCTTCGGTGGTGCCGTTGCCAATGAACAGTCTACGTTCGTCTATGCTCCAGCCCAGTTCTGCACCGGCTAGAGGTTGGGGTAAATCTTGTTGTAGCCCTTTGCGAGCAGTAATGCGTGATATTTGTACTATTGCCACGGTGTGATTCCTCTTGGATCACATATTTAGCGTGTCAAATAGTATAACTCCACACGTTTCATCCACTCGTCGCTCCAGTAAGCGAACTCTCTGGGTTCTACTACAAATTCTAAATATTGGGGTTTTTCGTAACTGCCATCAGGCAATTGTTTGGGTTGTACAGCCATTAAAATAACTCCTTGGTCAATGGTTGTACCGTGTGTTTCGTTGTGTGCGGCTGCATAGGCCGCTAACTGTAGGAAATAGTCTTCGATCCACTCGCGCTTTTTGGGCTTGTTGCTTTGTTTAAAGTCCATGATAGCAGGTCGGCCTTTCCACACACCAATCAAGTCTGTGGTTCCGGCATACAGTCCCGAGTAGTAAACAGGAACTTCTGTGCCCCAGTATTCAGTTACGTTGGGCTGTAAACCCTGCAAAATAACTTCTGCAGCCATGAACCAACTGGGGTGTGCATAAGGGTTATTGGGCAAGTCTTTCATGTCCCCACTGAGTACATAAGTTTCTAAGTAGGCATGCATTCTGGTGCCACGATTGGCAGCTTCTGTGGTAATTTGTTGTGCTCGTTCTTCGCCCACAGCCTTTTTCCATTTGGCCAGGGCTTCGCGCTTTTCCTGTGGCTTGGTACGATCTAAAATAGTAGTAACACTAGGTACTTTTTTACCGTCGGGCAAGCAATAGTGTCGCTTGCCGTCTACCGTTGTGCGGTTAAGCGGCTCGTAATTGTATCGTTGGGTAATCATTAAACTCTAAAACTTTCTCCGCAACCACAACGGTCACGTTCATTGGGATTGCGAAATTCAAAGCCTTCATTTAAACCATTACGCACAAAGTCTATGGTCATACCTTGCAAATAAGGACAACTTTTTGGATCAACGTAAATTTGACAACCAGAACAATCCAAACATTGATCCTCGGCTCGCGGTTGATCTACGTATTCTAACACATAAGCAAGCCCAGAGCAACCAGTAGTTTTAACACCAATGCGAACTCCTACTCCGCGACCTCTGCGTTGTAGTGTTTGGGTTATTTTCTTTGCGGCTGCATCAGTGAGCGAGATCATGCTTTTTACGATAATCTTCCACAGCGGCCTTTATCGCATCTTCAGCAAGAATAGAACAATGAATCTTGACAGGTGGCAATGCGAGTTCTTCAGCAATCTCTGAATTTTTAAGAGCTGCGGCTTCGTCAAGCGTTCGTCCTTTAACCCACTCGGTAACAAGAGAGGATGAGGCAATCGCACTGCCGCAGCCGTAGGTTTTGAACCTTGCGTCTTCGATGATGCCATTTTTGACCTTTATTTGAAGTTTCATAACGTCGCCGCAGGCCGGCGCACCAACCATGCCAGTTCCAACATCTTCGTCATCCTTGGCAAAGCTACCCACATTTCGTGGGTTTTCGTAGTGATCAATAACTTTATCGCTGTAGGCCATATAATTTTACCTCTTTGATCCACCCTATTAAACAATCAGGACCATATATTTCATGAAATCGATTAACGGCTTCAAATTCATTTTCGGCACCAACTGTGGTTGCGTACTGTCGAGTTTGGCCAATTTCATTTACATACTGTACCCAGGCTTTGTAGTGTCGCATATTTTATCCTTGCACCAATACCCAACGATAGCAGTTGCAGTTGGCGTCTAGTATTTGTTCGTATTTGTAGCCCACTGGAGGTGGAGGGTAACCTGCAGGAAGATAAATCACCTGAGGCTGTGGTGCTGGTCTAGTCATTCCGTATACAACGGCACCGGTTACAATAGCCGGTGCTACCCAATTCCAATTACTGCCGTGATGGTGCGGAGCACCGTAATAACGTCCAGGGCCGTGAGCCCAAGCAGTGGTACTGGCAGCAAGTGCTAAAATGAGTAGGATTCGTTTCATGGCCATCTCCTATAGTGGATTGTACTATATTTAACGCCGTACAGTCAACTTTGGCTGACTCAAAAGATTAAACGCCGCGATTTTTGGCCGCTGCTTTTTTGGCCGCTGCGGCCACGATGTCCTGTGCTTTGTTCACAGGCATGGTAACATTGATAGGATCTCCGCCTTTGAGCACAATAGGATCTTCGCTGTCTGGTTGCAATGGCTCAACTACATTTTTCAATGGATCTTGAATGGTTAACTGAGGTAAGTTTTGACGTGTTACGCTAATGCCCAAACTGTGTGCCATTTTGATAAAAACATCTTGGGGGATTTGTTTTTGACCAGCAGTGTCTTCAATTTGGCCAGCAAGAAATTGCATCAACCCCAGTAGCTCATCTCGGCTACCGGGTTGTGTGGATCCAACATCTGCTATTTCAAAAATTTTCATTATCTACGACCACGACCCAATGCGGCTTTGCTGCCCATGGGCTCTTCGGCGTCTGCGGCAGCGGCGTCTGCGGCTGCGTCTAGGTCGTCTAGATCATCAGCACCTGCTGCTAAGTCAGCACCTGCTTGAGCGCCGATGTCAGCACCGAGGTCAGCACCGAGGTCAGCACCGGCACTGGTTGGGCTAGGTGATTGGCCAGTGACCACACCCAAAGCCTGCTCTAGCTGTTGCTTGGCGCCTTGAAGATTCTGCACCAAGCCAGCCAATGCAGCGGATGCGTCAGTGTTGAACTGCTGTGCTTGATCTATTCCAACTTGGTTCTTGATTGAGTCTACCAGGGCTGGTAGTTCTTTGAATTGCAGTTCTGTAGTGTCTTCCAACATGCTCTGCATCTTGTCTACCATGTCTTGAGCGGCCAACACCACTTGAGCTTGTTGTACTTCAGATTCTTTTAACATACGGAACTGACGGCGCAAGCGACTTTCAGCCATGGCCAATGGGTTTGACATGGCTTTTTGCAAGTCAGCAATTTCGCGTTGCTTGGCTTTGATCATGTCTTGAATTTGACGACGTTTTTGTTGTTGCTGACCAGCAACCATGGCTGCTTGTTGCTGTGGGCTGGGCTGCTGAGCCTGCTGACCCTGCTGAGCCTGCTGAGCCTGCTGTTGTTGAGCTGTTTGCTCTTTGACACGCATGGTCAGGGCCTGCTCCATCATAACCAATTTCAAATAGCTAGGATTGCGCTCGCTGAAATGGCGGTCGGCAGTGCCGCGGTGCTCACTGAGCAGTCCACGAACACGAGTCAGCATGACTCGAGCTTGACTGTTGGTTAATTGGTCAAAACCAATGCGATTCCCAAAGTAACTTTCAAATACTTTGGAGATTTGTTTAGTGGGCTTTGGTGAGGCCAGTTCTTGCAGTTTCATTGTTGAATCCTTTTATTTGTAGATATTTAGCCAAATTTACACATTTTTCTAATTCAGAATTTACAGCCTTGTAGTTGTAAATTTTGGTTTGTAACTTTGTGTTGACTAAATCATTGAAGTCTGGGTTTTTACTTCTGTCTGCTAAAGTTTTTCTACAGTAAATGTCTGCCAGTAACAGGCTTTTTTTACGATCTAAACTTAGAATATTGTTGGCCAACTTCAGTCGGTTTAAATTGTCGGCCACACACCAACTCAGGGCTGTGCGTTTGTTGCTGAATTCCAAAGAATAGCCAGCAAATGGAGTCACTGTGCATTGATTGTTTTCTTGAGTTATTTGATATTTGCCAAACACCAATACATTTCCGTCTTCATCTTCCACAATTAGATTGTGCATGTTGCGACGAAACTCTTGTTCTGCAAATTGCTGTAGTTTAAGTTCTTTGGTCATTTTAACACGTAGTGGAACACAAGGTATGCAACAGTGGATACTAAACATCCAATGATACCAATGCCCCAGGCGATCAAACGGTCATTGTTTTTTTCTGCCAAACGAGACACCAATTGGTGTGTTTTTACAGCAGCGTCTTTGACTTCTGTTATATCTGTTTGTACGTCTGCAAGTTTGTGTTCTAGAAACTTGTAACGTTCTGCACAGAGTTCAACGTGAGCTTCAAGACTCTTCTTTTCTATTTCTGTAGTTTCAACCATGGTTTTGATCCGATTCAATATTTATCGATTCAAACCAAATGTTTTTATCAGGAGTGAGTTCTACTCCGGAATCGTCTTTTTCGTCTAGTTTGGTCATCATTGGCACGCCTTGGCAATCTAGATAAAGACTGTCTAGATTATTTTCGTCCTCGTTTACAGAATACACACCTGCACTTTCAACTTCAAATGTGAATTGCCAGGTACTGTTTTCCACTGTGACCGAAGACAAGTTCACAGGCTGTGCTCGCAAACTAATGATTTGCAACAGCGTTTCCCAGTTACGTTGTTTGTTTCTGGCACGATGCCAGTCGTCTTGATTGCGTATGAGACTACCGGTTCGATCAGCAAATGGCAATTTTCCCTGTTGGAAATGGCCAGTTACGCCAGTGGGACTGCAATCAAATAAGGTGCGCACTCGAATTTTCATTATGTGCTTATTTAACGGCCAAACAAAAACCCCGGATTTTTGTCCGGGGTTGATGTCACGGTAAGTTTAAAAATTAAACGTTGGTGAATGTAGCAGCACCAGCAACGTTGGCTGTTGGAATGCCAATGTTCTGACCGCCAGTTGCATTAGCTGTTTGAGCAGCGGCAACTAGGGTGGCTGTGGTATAAGCACCGCGTGGATAGATAGCGATGTTCAACACAGCAGGTGCGCTAGGTGTAACTTGGTACATAGCAATAGTACCGCCGGCGCCACCGTTGGTGATACCAGCACCAGACTGCACAGCCTGGATGATGTTGTTGATGTAACCGTTAACGTTGCCAGAAGTGGCCAAACTTGCATTTGCTGTCAAAGCAAAGAAATCTAAGCCAGGGCCTGCCAAGTTAACTGGACCTTGAGCAGCGATGTTGGCTGTGCCAGCAATGCTACCATTTGCAACGTCCATTGCAAATACTGGTTGGGTTGTACCATTTGTTTTTGTAAAAACTGCCATTTTATTTCTCCTTAATATGTGGCCTCAGTGGACCTGCTTTTATTTAGCCGTTTGGCTGATTTTTTACCTGTTGAGGGTTGTTTCTCTGCCTATTCAGGGCTGCAAATGCTTCAGGCTCAAACCGGCCCACTAGCTTGGCATAGCCATCCGGCGTAGCCATGACCCATCCTTCTTGTCCAGGAAATTGTACATCTGCTTGGCCTTTGAGTTGCATTTTAAGTTCGTGCAACAGTTCAAACGCCAAAAAGGCAGCGGCCATGGCTTCTGTGTTGGATGCTGGACTGTTTAGATATTCTACAATATTCATAAACTTGCGTGGCGTAACTCGTGTTTTTAGCCAATCTCCAAATTCTGCCAGCAGTTGACTTGCTGAGGGCAACGGTGCACCAACTTTGGTATTGATAAAATCCACTGCTAACTTAAACAAGTCTGTGATCTGTTGTGATCTCAGTTCTGCAGGGTTGAACAAGATTTTCATCTTGGGTCCTTCGGCACGAACCAATCTTGCTAGACTTTTTACTATTTCGGGGTCGGCTTTTATATCCCTTGGGGTAGCCGGGCGCTCCAACATCAAGCCGGGAACTTGATTGAATGTAACACGACTCAGCGGCTGGCGTTCAGAGCCTTGGTCGGCATACATTGAGTGAACAGCAATGCCCATGTCTGAATTGGAAATTCTTTGTCCCAAGGGACTCTTTACTGGAATACGATACAAAGTAGTATTGGGCTGAAACACAAAGTTTCCTGCTTCCACAGGCGGTTGTTCCATGTACAACAAATCACCTTTGACGTAACCGCGGAATCCTTCGGGTAAACTGGCTTCCAGCACTGGCCACAAACGTCGGTATATGTTGATCAAACCTTCACGGTTTTCGCCGCGACGATTTTGTATCTGTGCCATCATTTCAGGGCTGGTAGCAAGGCCATCGTAGCCTTTGGCATCAAACCCTGACCCGTCTGTGAGCACAAATTCTCCTGTCGAAGGTTTACGGCCCCAGATCACCGCAGGCTTGCCATCCCATTTGGCAGTGGTAACACCTGGTGTAGATTCCATGTGTGATACAATTTTCAATGCCTGTGCAATGCCTTCGGGACCGTAACGAAACACCAGATCTTCCAAGTGCTCAATGCCCTTGGCTCTACCGCCCACGCCGCCTTGTTCTGCTTCTACCAGTGCAACCATGCCTTGGTTAACAATACGATCACGCAAGCGAGCCATAAAACTGGTTTCGCTTTCTTTTAAGTTAGGCTCTTCTAATCCTTCACGCTTCAGGTATTCGCGAAAATCTGTGAGCATGGCATCTTTGTTGGGATTATTGGCCAAGGCATTGTAAATGCTTTCAACGTTTTTGAGGTTCTCTCTGGTGAAGCCCGGGCCCAACAACCACTCTGCGGTTTGGTCAGGATCCATTGAAACAACTTGATTGGTTTGACGACTGATTACTCCATTGGCTCCAATTTTTAGTCCATGGTGTTTGGCCATGCTAGACATCAGCACATTGCGATTCATGCCTTTGTAAGCAGACCCTTCAGCACCGCCATAGTAGAACGTGCCCCAGTCTAAATTAGGAAAAAACATAAAGTCTGTTTGCACATAACCACGGTTAGGATCTCCGCCAATGGGTGTGCGTAGATGTACTTCACCACCTTTGCGTACCCATTCACGTGGATCTAGTTTGTGCTGGGTAATAAAATCTGTTAGGTGTGCTGCCAGTGCATCTTTGGACACTTCATTAACATCCACTGCAAGATCCAGATCACCTGACGTTGCTTTACGCCCGGTGGAACCTAGCCAGCGTTCTTGTGGGAATTCTATGCCTGTGACTTTTTCTACCCATGCTATGGTAGCGGGTACATCGGCTTGGTTGATGCGCTGTGTCAAGGGATTGCCGTCTTTGTCCTTGAATACATTACCGCCTTCTAGTAGATACATCATGGTTTTTTATAATTCAATTTCATCCATTGTGACATGGCTGCTTTTTGTACAGGATCATTGGCATCGTAAGGTTGTCCTTTGTAAGTAAATTGCCCTGATGCTGTGTCGTAGGCAATATCACCGCCAACCGTTGCTGGCCCAACAGCAGTTTTTTGTTTTCCAAAAGACAATAAATTTTTAGCCCCGGACGCCGCTTTGGTTATCTCTGTCCAATAATGCAAACTTTCCTGTGGATTTTGTGGGTCCGGTAAAGAATATAAGCCACGACGTGCCGTGTTAATCTGATTGATAAAATTAAGCATGGTTTGTTTGTTGCTTTTATCCACCAGTGGAACTAATTGATTTAAATCTCTTACTCCAGTGTAAGACAGCAGTTGTTCATAAATGATTTGATCTATTTCTTTCTTTATTGCAGCCTGTGTAGTCGCCGCCAACTGACTAGGAGATTGTACTCCTGCTTGTTGTAAAAAAGAAGTCACTGATCGAATATATTGCTTCGATAACTGTTCGGCTTGTTTGGCTGCCAATCCTTGATTGATTTGCATTGCTGCCTGTTGGCGCTGTCCTGGTCCTAGAGTGGCCCCAGCAGAGACACCGCCTATGTTTGTGCCAAGAGCTTGATTCACGCCCTGTGCTGCCACACTACCAATACCTCTAAGAGCGTCCATAACTCCCTCGGCGATTTTTTTAGTTGTTATTTCATGTATCTGCATTGGTGCGTCTCACTGATCTAGAAAATTTACCCGAATCTTTGGTTCTTATTGCATTTAATAATTTACGGGTTAGATTCTCTGCTTGTTCTGGAGGGAACTCGGCTTCGATTTGTTCTACTAGACGTATAGCACTGGCGATTATGTTAGCGGCCCGATTTTCAATGACCAGGCGCTTGTCGCGTTCGATATACAAGTTATCCAGTTCTTCTAAAATGCTTTTTGTGTGTTTTTGCATGACTCAGGAATCTTTGGATTATTTACCGCTTTTGCTGAAACAATAAATATTGATTAGAAACAGGAACAGTTATGACCAGTCAAATTAACCCCAACAACATCGATGGCAATTACCCCATTGCTGGACAAGCCAACAGCACCGAGGGCATGCGCACCAATTTTAACAACACCAAAACAAACTTCCAATATGCCGCAGACGAAATAACTGAGTTGCAGAGCAAGTCTGTATTTAAATCTGCGCTAACCGGAACTACCCTTGACAACAACATGAATGACAATCTCATTTATGCTGTTAAACTGCAAGACGTAAGTTATACATGGTTTCAAAATACCGCCACATCAGGCACAGTTACAGTTGACTACAGTGCCGGGCAATTTCAGTATATTTCAACCACGGGATCTATTTTTTTAGATTTTACCAATTGGCCAGCAGCAGGTTCTGCCGGCAGCATCGATCTTGCTATCAATGTCACTAGTACATCATATACTTTAACTTTACCTTACGCAGTGTCATTGGGTACTACCGGTGTTCAAGGAATTAGTTCTAACATAATTACATTTGCTGCCACAGGAACATATCAATTCCGTTTCTTTACTGCTGATGGTGGCACCACTATCACAATGTTTGACCTTAATCGTCCGTTGCTGGGCAGTCCAGGTGCAGCCGTTGGCTACAGCACTGGTACTGGTGGCACCGTGACACAGTCTACCAATAAATCCACTGGCGTAACATTAAACAAACGTTGCGGTCAAATTACTATGAACAATGCCAGTTTGTCAGCGGCTGCAGAAGTCAGTTTCACTTTGACCAACAGTTACATTGCGTCAACTGATGTTGTGTATGTGTGTATTGCTTCGGGTGCCACTGCTGGAGCCTACAATGTGCAAGTTGATGCAGTGGGGTCAGGAAGTTGCAGAATCAGTGTGGGTAACATGAGCTCGGGCAGCCTCGGCGAAGCTATTGTGCTTAACTTTGTTGTGATCAAGAGTTCAGCAACTTAACTTCCTGATTTGATCTGTCCTAGCAGTTGTTTGAGTTTGTTGCTCTGCACATCTGCTGTTACTTTAGGCCCCTGCTCCCATGCAGGGGTTCCTGTTGCACGTTCAAATTTTGGCGGTGCATTATCCTCGTCGGAGTTAGCAGTGCTGACTGTTGCCTTGGCTTTGATTGCATCCATGATTGATGGTTTGGGGCCGCCACGGAATGAGTCCGTGTCTTCAATTCCGGGATCAGTAATGCGCATGGTTTCAATGTTATACTCCAGATCAATTTTTTGTCCAACGCCCGTTGATGAGCGACTCTTCATACACTGTATTTGATACTTGCCACGCTCTTTCATAGCACGGCTTGTAAAAATACCAAACACATTATCTGCTGTGTTGATCTTTGAAATACCACCTGAGATGTGTGAGTGATCAAATTCAACTTCTTCCACAGCGGATCTGTTTAACTGCGATGCAGTTACCATTAGTATGCCAAGTTCTTTGGCTAAATTTCGGAGTTCTTCTGAAACATACTTGTCTTTGACAAACAAGTCATTGGGACTGACTTTGGCACTCACGGGCATCAGCAAATCCAAATAGTCAATCATCATAAAGTCCACACGCTTGCCTGTTTTGATCTGATACTCTTTTAAAAAAGCGCGAATATCGTTGATGTTGCTCTGTGCTGGCAAGGCTTTAACTTGATAACTACCGGCTTTTTTGCCCACCATCTTGACTTTGAGCGCCGCAGTTTCTTTGTCACGGCGAATATCTTTGGTTGACATATTAGCCAGCATGGCTGCTGTACGCAAACCCGTTAGCTCTTCTGAAAGTTCTAGTGTAATGTATACACCGTTGAGTCCTTGTTGCACCCAGTTCAACGCAATGTTCATCATTACCAAGGATTTTCCTGAGCCTGACCCGCCAGCAAAGATATTGAGTTCTCCGCGACTAAAACCGCCATACAGCAATTTGTCCAACTGTGGCCACCCTGTTGATACTTGACCGCCAGCATCAAAATATTTGGCAAACATGCCTTCGGGATCTAGCCAAAAGTCTGTGCCAAGATCTTTGGTCAACGATATTTGTACCGCATCCTTGATCAGTTTCTCCACAGGCTCAAACTCACCTTTTTCCAGCAAATCTGCTGACTTGAGAATAGCTCTCTCTAGTTCTTGACGTTTAGTAAACGCTTCAAACTCTTCCATGAACCAATTGTAGTGCCCTTCATTCAAGTCGGGCACAGTTTGAAGTTTGACACCAGTGGCTGCGGCAATCTGTGTGCGGTCTGGCAATGTATTGAATTTGGCGCTGTGTTCTTTGATGAACTCAGCCACAGGTCTCAAACTCTTGTCAAAGTTTGCAGGATTATAAATGTTCTGAACACGCACATAGCTCTGTGCATCCTCCAACATCATTTCCAAAAATAGTCGTTGAACATCAACTCCGTAGTCTTTTAACAAGTTGTTTCTTCCTTAATTCAATTTTGATTCTACTGGTTTCCCGAGCTTGCATTATAGTTAGCAAAGTTGTTAGGCGGCCATACTTTACTACTGCATCATTGACATCTTTTACTCCTGGTTCCCAGTCAGGCATGCTCACTGCCCATCCCAGTTCCAGCGCACGATCCACAAGTTCCATGCCTGCTTCATCTTGATCAGGAATCACTGTGATTTCACGACCAAGGTTGCGTATCAGTCGGGCCTGTCGGTCACTCACTGTGTTGTGCATCACTGCCAAGCCACCGATGCTGAGAGCATCAAAGATGCCTTCCATGACCAACACATGCTGCCAATTGTCATGTTGCAGGTCTGTGCCAAACACATAACCTGGTTGTGCATGATTGATGTACTTGGGTGCTTTACCATCTAAGAATCTAGCACACCATCCTACTAGTTTGTCATCGTAGGTAAACGGAATTACCACATGCGGCCTTACCCAATGAATGCCGTCTGTCCGTATGGTAGTCATGGCTGGGAAGTTTTCAGGCACCCGTCGATCTCGGATGTAGTTCCAATACAGTGGCAGCTCGGGAGTGATAATTTCACTGGCAGGAGGAAAGTCATCAAACTCTTCAAAGTGAATATCACTGACTTCGTTGACAACTCTGGCTCGATCATCCAAGATACCATGTATGCTACGATGTCTCAGGCTTTCAAGATTCAGTTGTTCAATTTCTATGTCGGGCACATTTAAAAGTTTGAGCAAACTGCGAGCTTTAAAACTTACGCTACGGCCCATGACAAAACTGCCTGTGCGCCCACAATTGAAACAATGATAACTCCAACTTTGATCGGTTAGCTTGATACCGCCGCGGCCTCGTTTATCATTGCAACAGGGTGCATTGAAACTGATCCAGCCCGAAGGAGTAGATTTACGCTTTGCAGGCAGGTAGTTTAAGATGTCAAGCATCTGTATATTATAGCGTAATTCTTGTACAGTTGCAAGAATTATCTATACATTAGGTTAACACAAAGTCCGTTGCTGATGACCACAGTGGCCGAAATTGAGCCTTGATATTGAATTGGCACATAGCCTGAACCGCCATTGGTAACTGTGATTCCTGTTACCACACCGCCGGCGTTAATCTGGCTCACTGCTGTGGCTCCAGCACCATCTCCTAAAATTTGAACATAAGGAGGTGCCTGAAAGCCTGTGCCACCAGTGGTCACTGAAATACCCGTGACCACACCATCGGATACCACAGCATTGGCCGAAGCACCACTGCCAATACTTTGGTTAAGAGCAAGTCGAAGCAATGGATGAAATCCAACTACAGTCCAGTAATCAGTTTTGGTTTCATCGTAGTACTGTCGGCTTTCTGTTACGTCGTTCCACACAGCCAAATAATCCTGGGCTCCTTGTACTTTGATTGTGCCGGTAAAGTGTACAAGATCGTACTTGATTGTAGTGAATGCCAGACCATTGGTAGGCATTTCACTGCTGTAGTATTCAGTCATTTGTGTGCGATTAATTGGGGCTGGTTGCAGTGCCCAGTCAGGCCATGATTGTGGTGCTGGTTGTTGCCAGGTTTGGTATCCAGTTACAGTGGGTATAGTTAGTTCTTTGCTGGGCACAAAGTCTGGGAAGATACTGTCAACAATGTTACAGTCTGCTCTAGCACCAGCATCAGCATCAACAAACACTGCTTGAACATAACTACCGGCTGCTCTCTGAATGCTGTAGCTACCGGGCTGTGCAACTATGTCAATGGTATCAGCAGAGTTTAATACCACTTTGACACGTCCAGTGGGCGCACTAAGAATTTCCATTTCTTTTTCCAACAATAATCTATCCCCGGTTTGGTTCATAAGTCTAAAAACAAATGTAGAACCTGTGATGTTTACTGGCTTCTGGTCTTGATTGATAAATTCAAATAGCAGGACGTTATCAACGCCCTTGTTAACTGTTAGGGTTTTTGCGTACACTGGGTCATACCTCGCTGTGAAATAGCCACCGCTGGTGTCAACTAACAAAACTTTGGTTATCTGTTGGTATAAGTATGCAGTGGTCGAATACATAGGAATCCTCGACAAGTATTTATGGGTAACAATATCTTCGAAAAATTGGCTGAAAAATATCCCTTTATAACACTGTGCGTATACGCAAACGCAGAGTATATTGGAGTAGTACAAAATCGCGACGATGCGGTTACTACAATCTACGACTTTGGGTCAGTACTTACACAACAAGAAAAAGTTGAGTTTTTAGAACTGGCCAGTCAGTGGTGGTGGGAATCAAATCGTTCAATCCCCATTAATATCTTTTTACGCACAGATTGGGAAAAGTTTAGATATACCTTGCGCACATTTTCAAACAAAGACCTTGAAATTCTACACGGGCCTGTGTGTAGTTTAACTGATATTGCACGCCGTAAGAGCAAGCGCAAATCAATTACTTTGGTTAGGCGTGTTGAGTAAATTCATGTGCAATGCTACCAGGGCCGCGTAGGAAACTGCGTGGCTTTTCTTAAATGTATATCCCCGGCTTTCGTCTCCATCCCACACTGATGCAAATACTTCTGTCCAAGGGCGTGTCTGTAAGTGTGCTTTGCCCGGCCGAATGATACTAATAAAGGCGGCCATCCTAGGTATCGAATCTGGCTTCATTATTTTGAGTAAGTCTGTGTAATTTCCTACGTGTACCAGTTGAGAGGCCCAAGGTCCGTCAGTCCACAGTCTCGACCATGGAGGTGTGGTGTTCAACATTTGTTCATAGTGTTCGGGGCTTTGAATCAAGTTGTAAACACTCATATTCAGCAAATCGATTTTGAAATAACCACGTTTCTCGGCTGACTCATAATCCAGTGCCGCACAATCATGCACAGGATCGGTGGGTATCTCTGTGACGTAGATACCTGAATTATGTTTACGTATTTTTCCGTTGACTTCCAATCGTGCAGGCACATGCCGAATCAGTTTCAGCAATGCGTCCCTGTTGGGCATGTCAATGTCAATGTCTGCACTCATGCTGTATCTACCAATGCCGCCACAATACGAACTTGCTCTTGGGCTTTCTTTACTGCTTCGAGAGCATCTGCCACTGCGGGATGTATTTGGGCCAATGATTTGATCATTAATTCTTCTTCTCGTTTTTGTTTAGCCCACTCCAGCAGTAGTTGTGCTTCAGAGTTTAAATTTATCGTGGCATGAGTATTGATCATGCTTTGCCAGTTAGTACCATCAAATACCTTGATACATTGATTGTCAAGATCGTATCTCATGTCTCCAGCCATGTATTGATTGCTGTTGTAAGACTTAGGAACATGGGTTGACCCGCCGCCAGTTACTTCAAGATATCTTCCTGCACTAATTCCGCCTAGCATATTACCATCCCGCTTTCTCTAATATATCTTTGACCCAGGCTTGATCGGCCGGGTAATCTGTAAACTTCTTGTGCCAACGATCACTGTTGATGTAAGGCCAAATCATTTGCACTTGTTCTGCAGATATTTCGTTTAGAAACTTCTGCCCTGCCTCAGAGTTGTAAATCACCCACGGACTGATGCGACCTGTGGTGATATCATAACATAGAGCATTTTGATTTCCGTAACGCAACATATCTCGGGCAGGGTTTCCTGTGCGTTCTTCCCACCGAATACTTTGTTCAATGCTACGCTCTAAAGCATCCTGCACTGATTCTACCAGCAGATGCTCTTGTAGATATTCAGTGTATAGTGTGTCACTGCACCAGCGATCAATTTTCTTGTTTTGTTTTAATAACCAATCTAAAAATCTATGTGGGGCAATTACGTGAGTGTTTACGCAGTAGTTGCCAAATTTAACAAAAGCTCTGTAGTAACTAGAATCACAAAAGTCATCGTATGTTTTTAGCTTGGCACTGCCTTGGTGTACTTCATAAAATCTCAAATACGCTTGCATACCAAATCGCACACCAGGTTCGTCCCGTTGCATGCGTCGACGCTTGGGCTCACACATGTGAACCGCAATAGACGTTTCTTTCATAAACTCTTTATGACAGAACTCGCAAACGTATGTCATTTTTCCTGACCTAAACGTTTGTTATAAGCATCAATGTCTTTTTGCGACCACAGCGCCATCATAACATCAATTTCGTCGTCTTTGTAGGTCGGAAAGATTGCTTGTAAGGCCTTGCGCTTTGGTCCGGCACCGGCTTCTTTTTTCTTAGGAGCAATCCACGGATGTCGCGGTGTGCCCATTCCCGGACTCACACTAGTTGCCATGAGCCATTGTAGTTTAGGGTGCTTGTTAACATCAAAGAAATGTTTGTTCAATCTTTCATTTGTAGCAATCACATAAAACTCTTGAAGTTCGCGTGATCCTTCTACTGCTGATCCCCAGCGAATCATAAGATAGTTTGAAAACTTTTTCTTTTCTTCAGGGGTAAGGTCGTCATAGAATGATCTGACCTTGCGGTCAAACATACGCATCTCGTTAGCAATGTTTAGTTTGTCACTCATGTGTTTTCTTTAAATTATACAACACAAACAGTTGATCTAGCAAATCTCGCATGGCCGGATCTTGCTCACACATCAACAGCACTTGATTCATTTCACTGCGGTACAGTTGCATTTCTGGACTCATGTCAGTGGTATACCCCACTGCTTTGCGTTCAGTCTTACCAAATTCTCGGGCAAAAATTGTGCCTGCCACACGTTCATAAATGTAAGTTGCGCCGGGAGTGAGTGAGCCCATGTCAGTGGTTTCGTTTTCCATCAAATACACAGTTAAACACAAGATGCATTTCGCCGTCGTTGATTACTCTGTGAAACGCACCGTCGGGGACGAGAATAATATCACCAGGGTTAACACGAAACTTTTCTTCGTCTACAAGCATCATGCCTGTGCCTTGTACAAAGAAATAAACTTCTTCTTGTCCTGCATGGCTATGCCCACGAGTAGATTGTCCTCGATACAGTTTGGTAGAACTCAGCACAAGATTTTTCAGAGTTCGATTGTCTTTCAGAAAATATGTTTCGTTGTCTTTGACAACTTCGCCACCAACGTCATGATTAGAATATTTTAACATTACCACGCCTTGTTGTAGTCTACAATTTCGCAGTTGCGACTGATATCCTTTACAAAGTATACACAGTCTGGCTGTTCTTCGTCATCTATTGGAACTGCCAGTATTTGCCCGTTCTTTAGTTTGGGTGCGTACCAGTTGACTTCGTGATACACGTCTAAAATTTCAATGTCGGGGAAACTGGGCCTAAAACTTGAAAGCGGATTAAATTGAAATACTTTGAATCCACGATCATTTATAGATGTCAGCGGTAGCATTTCAAGGTCGCCAATGTCTGGTTCACCAATTAATATTTGCCAATCCATGGGCATTTTGAGAGTGGTTTTTCCGATTCGCAATACCAATGCAGGGCTGGTAAAACTTTCAAGAAAGATCAAAGGAATAAATTGATAGTCTGGATCTAACGGATTAGAATTATCTAAAATTGCAAACCGCATGTCATCTACTTCGTCGGGCAAATGATCAAGGTCGTAAGGTACATTGTCAAGAGTTAATATCTTCATATAGTATAAGTGTACATGTTTTAACAAGAGTTGTCAACTCTTCTCATAATTACTCCGCGATCACTGCCTATTTCCACAAAAACATGATTGCCAACAATACTTGGTGGCAAGAAATTTTGTGCTTCTAAATATGGTTTGCCCATTAAATTATCATCCAATCTAATCGTTCTTGTGTAAACGGATAGTTGGCTTCTTTGTAGTAGGCTTTTCTCTTTGTAAGGTGCCGTTTTGCAAACTTGCACGTTGATGTAACGTCCCAGATTTGTACATGATCTTTGTCCTCAGCCTTGCGGATACCACGACCAATTGATTGGATAACTCGTACAAAACTCTTCCCAGGTTCAAGCAACACCAAATTAAAAATACGAGGAATGTTAATACCAACCGCGGCCACACCATATGTAGCCACAATAATTTTGTCTGAGCTTTCTGCCACTTCGTCGTATTCACTTTGTCTATCCTTTGCTTTGGTTGCACCCGACACAAATACAGCACGTTCGCCTAACCGTTCAACCAATGCATGACCGGCTGCTACTCGATCAACCAATACCAAAGTATTTCCGGTTTCGTTAACTTGTTGAACGAGCTTGGCAATAGTATCTAGTCTGCCCGATTCTTCCAACAAATATTTGAGCTCGCTTTGATAGTCTTTGTACTCTACATGATCTACCAATTGCACAATGTTGACGTGGCAGTTAGCCAGTACGCCTTGTTGTTGTAGTTCATTGGCACTGAGTTTACCAATCACTGGGCCAAGACTGACCAACAGAGCTTGGCTTTCAAACTTTTCCTTGGGTATGGTGCCTGTGAGTCCCCAGCGAATAGGAATATGACTCATAACACCTGTAAGCAAGGTTTTCAGTGCGTCTGCTTTGGCCATGTGTACTTCGTCTACCATGACACACACAACATCCTCAATAAACTCACCAATGGTGGTTTGGGCAGTGCCAGATTTTGTATTTTTTAACAACACGTTGAGACTCTGCCAAGTGCATATGGTATGCTGGTGGCCAACTTCCTTACGGTCGCCAAAGTAAACACCTACATCTAAGCCAACATTGCGATAGTCTTTTTCTGTTTGTGTAACCAAACTCTTGTTGGGCACAATCACAATTGACCTACCATAAGATTCTACTGCGGCACTGAGTGTGGCAGTCATAATTGTTTTGCCTGCACCTGTGGCCACTTCTTGTATGCACTGAGGATTCTGTAAAAAGTTGTTGACAATTTCTACTTGATAGTCACGCAACATAATAGGTTCACCTTCGGCTGGGTGTCCTTTGGGCCACACCTTGTGTGACCATTGTTCTTCAACCACGGGCATGAAATCAAATGTTACACCGTAGCTACGTTGATCATCTACTTCAACATCCCAGCCCCATTGCTCCAATGTGGGCAAAATTTCAGGCAGCAAGTTGGTGTAGGTTGAGCCACCCAATTGAAAGTAACTGACCTTGCCATCCCAACGGCCCAGTCTTACTGCTGGTAGATATCTAGCATAAGGCACATCATACTTGAACTGGCTAACCAGTCTGCGGCGCATGTCAAGATCTAGTCCTTCAATCTTGATGTTAACTTCGTCTCGAACAATTATTGTGGCAGTTTTCATTCTAATATAACTTCATGCACCCATTGACGTTGTGCAATTTGAAAAAGTAACTCTTCCCTGTTGCCGCTGTACTCAAGTTCAGCAACTGGCAGTCTCAAAGGTTGTGCTTTGATATTATACACACTTTGTATGTTGTGTGCAAGAAAAAAATCTCTATGTTGATCAATGTAGTTTTGAACTTTGCCATAGATTTCAGTTAGGTCTCGTTCATAAAATGCAACATTGAAATCGGCACTGTAATGGCTAAATGGACGAAACGCATCGTCCCCAATGTACTTATCGTTGTCGTGAGTAAGGTCTTCTACAGTTTTGCCTATTTCACAATAGTTAAGATATACAGTACCAAACTTGATACGCCAGTCTCCGTATATAGATTGCAGTTTAGGATCCAACGTATATGTCTTGGGCATGCCGTACCAAGTGCATACAAACCTCGGTTGATTACCACTGGACACACTTTCACATCTGTGTACTGCCAAGTTAAGTTCGGCTAGAGCTTTGCGAACTGTGTTTGGTGCAGACTTCCAATAAGGTGATGTTTGTTGATCCAACAATCCGTGGTATCGTTCAAATATATTGTGCAAATAGTTAAGACAGTCTTGTGTATATTCAAACTTGCGATGTATGATTGGCTCGTGTGCGTTGATAGTATTGATACATTGTTCAATCATGACCACGGCACGGTTGCGTTCTTCAACTGGAGTGCCAAATCCGTAAAATCTATCTGGATGATCCAAGGGCCAGGCTGTGCGTTGCAACATTCGTTGTAACCACAGGTCAGTTACTTCAGAATTTCTAAGTCGGAACCGTATGTGTAGATCGCCTGTACGGCCAAGAACTATTCGCAAGAATTTAAACATTATAGCAGTATATACTTACCGCTAACAAAAGTCAAAAAAACAGGTGCCTTTTTAGGGGCACCTGTAAAGCCTTGAGCCGGAGCCAACCGATAGTGCTCAAGGAAAACCTATTAACTGTACTCGCGATCCAATTTGATATTAGTCAAACCGGCCACAACTTGAAATCGATCCCATGCATCCTTGGCGGCTGGATTGCGTTCTAGTTCTTCAGGAGGCAACACAGCCTCTAGCCAATACTCAGGGCGGCGCGATGGGTGAGCACCAAACTGCCGAGGCTGATGGATCTTGCCCATGCGGAACAAGGCCCGAGTCATGTCTCGGAACTCCTCTTCTCGATTATCATCATAATCGCCCCACTCACGAGCCATGCCCAACGCACCACGGCCGCGATATCCACGCCAAATGCCGGCCCATTGCTCGTCGTTGTCAGGGTCAAAGTCTGTGCGGGCAATAATAATCAGCACGTCATCAATGTTCACAGCACCTTCAATAAGGTCACGTATGCAACGACTATAACTCAATCCTATTTTCATGCTCCGTAATACTCCTGAGATTTTACTGTAAATCCTGCTTCGCGAGCTTCATCTGCTTCGTGATCTGTATCCACAGAATACAGATATAAATCTCCGTCCCATATTTGGTACATATCAATCTCCAAATGCCAAAATCAACAGCATCAAAATAATAGCAAAACCGGGGTGGCCTGTTATGAACAAAAAGAACACACCCCACCAAGCCATGTTAGGCTGCCTTCATGCAAGTGGTCTCAGCCAGTCGCTTCCAGTTGAGAACCGACAGTTTACGCAAGTCAGCAATCTTCAGCGCCATACGCAAGCTCATCTCACGCAGGCGATTTTGATTGTCATTCATAAACTCAATAATCTCATCTTGTACTTCAGGAGCAAAGTCATAGTCTGCAAACAACACACCGTCTTTGGCAATCTGCTTGATACGCAGGATTTTGTCACGCATGGTATCCAAAGTAAGGTCCAGATAGTGACAACGGCTTTGGAGAGCATCCAAGTGATCGCGCAACTTTTGCGACTTCATCTTATCGAACTTAAGGTTAGTGATGAAGATAACACTGCCTTTAAACTCAAAACTGTCCGGGATACCTTCTTGGCGCAGGATGCGACTGTCGGCGAGCCAACTAATTTTGCGTTTCTTACCTGAATCGAGTGCGCCTTTGAGTAAGTTAAGGGCGACATCGTCCAACAGAATTGAATCGCAGTCATCGAAAACCACGACACAATTTGGGTCAGAATATTTGTACAGCGTCTGATAAAGACCGATTGGGGTTGCTGAGCCTTTGACAACTTCTGCGCGAAGTCGTTTGCCAGCAATCTTGTCAAACATACAGGCTTTGTCAATTTCTTGCTCCACACCAAAAGATTTACCAACGCCGGGCGGGCCTGACACGATCATAGCACGAATGTCGCCACTGACACAGGCTTTTGACATTTCATGCAAGATGTCAAAACGCTCACGGATACGATCCATGGCTTGTTCTTCAGTTTCAGTTTGGGCCACGGGTTTTTCAAAGTGAACGGTGTTGTCTTGTGTCATGCCTGTAGTATACTCAATGTCTCGGATGCTGTCAACCTTGACACGAATGGTGTCAGGGCACTTGGGGAAAGTTCCACTGTTTTTAACAGTGACGTAGGCACCTTTGGCGCCAGTTTGGAAACCAGACACTAGTTCAAATTCAGTGTTCTGGATGTTGATACCGCGGTAGTTACCGTTGATGATGCGAATAGTACTCATGGTTGGCTCCTGTGAGTGGTTGTTGTTACAGTATGTCATTATTATAGCAAATAGCGGATTATTGGTCAACCGCTGGTTTCTTAATACTTTCGTTTAACTTTTCTAAACGCTCGTCATATTCTAAACGAGTCAAAATCAGTTGGTACATGCTCCAGACTAAGAACACACAAATACCCAATACTAAAGTATTAACAATTTCTTCCCGAGTAAAATACTCCACAATCCATTGCATTGCAGTGAGTGCCAGGGCACCAATGCCCAAGATTCCTACTGTAATTAGGCCTGCCTTGGTTTGATTTGACATATAGTCCTCCTTGTTTCTATGTCATTATTATAGCAGATTGCCCATTTCTGTGCAAGTACAGCAAAAGTATTACTTTTGAACAGCGGGTTGATGGCCTCCTTGGGCCAAAAACTTCATAAAATCCTGTTGCAAATCTGCAACATCATCATTGGACACATAGAAATCCGTGGTTGGATCCCAGTACTGTCCTGCTTTGGGATCATAGTACAGTACCTGCCCATTGGGATAAAAGAACGGACCTTCTAAACCTTTGCGGGGTTGCCACTTTGCATCACGCTGGCCAATTACACGATAACCCATGTCACGCTCCTTTGCTGAACATAACCAAATTATAGCAAAAAGGCAATTATTGGTCAAGTAATACTTAAATACTACAATGGAACTACAAAATCGCAAACTTCACAGCATTGCCAACACAGAAATTTTCAAAAGATTAGTGCGGGCAGTAGAGAGTTACGACTACTCAGATCCGCTGATCGATACAATATTTCCCCAGAACAACAAAGACAGTTACGTGATACAAGTATTGCGCAACAATCTGGCCTGGACGTACTGGAAGTGGACCTACAACCAAGAACTCAGGTACCGGCCTGATACACAAAATTTAGTTAGCCTAGCAGACGAGTTAGCCGACTACTTAAAAGATGTGTTTCCCGAAACACGCTGGTTCAAAGGCCATTATATTTGTCTACTACCCAACGGTCAACAAGATCTGCATATTGATGCACCATGGTGGCAAAAACATGCTCACAGAATTATTGTGCCTATTGCAACCAATCCAGATGCTTTTACACAAGTTGATGGCGAATCAATACACATGGAACCCGGTCAGTTGTACGAGCTTAATGTTATGACCATGCACGGCAGTACTAACCGTGGACGCAGTATTCGCACACATTTATTTTTAGACTACATTCCACTGTATAAATGGTCTATGGTTGAAGATTTTTACAACAACAAAGTTAGAAGCCAGAACACTAAATCCATTCTTGCTGAATCAGTGGATCTTTGACTTGATCAGGTTTGGGTTTGCCATGAAATACAATCACGGATGTGTCGTCAGCAATTTTAGCACCTGACCCAGGTTGCTTGTGACGGCGTCTAGCAAAATCGTATCCACCATCCATTACTTGCCAGCGATAACTTTGAAAGTGTCTATCTTCAAAAAATCTTCTGCGATTAAACGGTATGCACTGAGTTAGATAATCTTGGTCACCAGGAAATTTTCTCACAGTTTCATTGATATCTAACTTTGTAAAATTGTCCCATATGTCTGCAAAATCTCTGGTGTCCCACCACATTACACTGCTGTTCAAGGTTTGTACACTAGAATTTTGAAGGTATTTAAAATCTCTGATGGCCCAAAACAGTTCTGGCGAACTATCTAGCACCCATGATAAATCTTTTCTAATCACACAGTCTAGATCAAAATACAACAATGGTCCTTGATGAAATTTGGTATTAAACAATTGCATCTTGTACCACCAACTGCGCTTGGGTCCGCCAATGCCTTTCCAGTCTTCCAAACAATGTTTGACATACTGTGGTGGTACGCTTCGGTCATGCTCAGTGTATACATGCATTCGTATTTCTTTGGGCATGTGCCGTTGTATCATGTTGGTTAATCGTTCAACATACGTCCAACTGTAAAGTGTGCTGTGTATTACACAAGCACAATCTATCACAGCGCCAATTCTATTCTTTTTAGCCATAAACCTATTTGTAGTTCTTCCACTGTATATTCTGTGTGGCAAATTTGTGTGAGCCACAAATCACGATCTCGATCGTATGGTTGTTCAATATCAGGAAATCCAATGCTCACCGGATAAGCCAGACTAGAAAAATCCACTAGAGGACGAGCGCCAGCAATGGCTGCTTGTATGCCAGGACCCGAGTTGTAGTTGACCACAGCATGACAATTAAAATGCATGTCAAAACTGTCATAGGTTCCAGGCACAGGCTTGGGAGTTTCTATTGTCAGTCCGGTTGGAATTTCTATTCGAGATCTAGGATGTGGCCGCACTGTTATGGGTCGATCCGTGTTGTTTTTAATGATCTGAACAGTGGTACGAAGCCATTCAGTCATGTCTGGTATTGAATCTACCTGCATGCTTTTGTGATGTTGCAAAGCGATCAACACGTTGGGTTGTGTGACGCTGGGTTTTAGGAGTTTGATACCCAACTTACTGGGACGGTCCCAATCAAGGTCAGTTAGATGTCCATAGTAACCATTGGATGTAACGTTGTTGACTGATATTTTCCAAGTTCTCCCTCTGTGCAATGCACCTATTTCAACAATGATCACTGGTTTGTTTTGATTTCTATAGTGTCGGTAGACCTCTCTGTTGGCCGACATACGGCCAGACCATAACACTGACCAAATCACTGCCGCATCACATTCCATGCTATTTTCTATCATACGCACACCGGCTCTCCCCAAACTGAATTTTAATGCAGTCATTACCGGTCCCGAATTCAATGCACATTGATTAGGAAAATAGGCTATGTTTTTGATCATAAGTATCTATCATGAAGTACGCTGTAGTTACCACTTTTAATGCTCAGGGCTATGAGAATTATGGACGCAGAATGATCAAAACCTTTTGCAAAACATGGCCCAAATCAGTGACCTTGATGGTTTACGCAGAAGGTTGTGCTGTAGACTGTAATGCCCCCAATGTCAAAGTTTTTGATCTAGAACAAGCCAGTCCGGCTTTGGTTGCATTTAAAAATCAATGGCGCGGAGTGCCTCGAGCCAATGGCGACGTAAGTTCTGATCCAGTGCGCAGTCGTAGAAAAGACGCAGGCAAAGGGTTTAAATGGGACGCTGTGCGTTTTGCTCACAAGGTATATGCCATATTTGCCGCTGCCGAAAATGTTGACGCCGATTGGCTATTGTGGATGGACGCCGACATGGTTTGTCACAGTCCTATCACTGTAGCCGAAATTGACCGCCTGTGCCCAGTTGCCAAAGACCTATGCTTCTTGGGAAGACGTGGCAAATTCACTGAGTGCGGACTTTACGCCATGAACCTACGCAGCGATTCTACTCGTTTGTTTCTCAAAGAGTTTCAACGTTTTTATGATCAAGCCGAATTGGGCATTTTTCAACTGAATGAATGGCATGACAGTTTTGTTTTTGATGCTGTTCGCCAACGTATCAAAATGCATGAACACGATTGGTCTAGTCATCTTATTACTGGGGAAGGTCATCCATTGATAAATTCTGACTGGGGTGCATATCTTGATCATCTCAAAGGTTCAAGAAAACATCGGGGACGTAGTCCTGGCTCAGATTTAAAAATTGCAAGATCCGAGGCATACTGGCAATGACGTGGATATTTTTAAACAAAAAAGATGAAGACAACTACATTGATCGTTTTGCTCGTGGTTGCGGTGCTGAGCCCACTAACTTAGAATCTTGGAACTACGAGGACAACAACAATTTGTTGGTAATACGCGGCATCATGAAACACAAAATAATCAAACGTTGTTGGGAAGATCAACGTCCGTTTTTTTATTTTGATTCTGGGTACTTCGGCAATCGTCGAGGGCCGTTAAATCCGCACGGTGCAAAGATTTGGAATAGAGTAGTATTCAACGACTTACAACACAACGAAATTATTCCGCGGCCTCCAGACCGTTGGCAGCGTATGGCCATTGCACTCAAACGAAGGAACAAAGGATCTAAAATCATTGTGGCTGCGCCAGACGAAAAACCTTGTGTGTTTTACGGTATAGATCTGCAACAATGGATCACAGACACTGTGATGGAAATTAAAAAGTACACTGACAGAGAAGTGGTTGTTAGACAACGCACCAAAAGTCGCCAAGCTAGAAATCACGACACTTTAGAACAAGCGCTCAGCGACGCTCATGCTTTAGTAACGTATAATAGCATAGCAGCCACTGAGTCAGTGATTGCAGGTGTGCCTACTTTTGTACTGGCCCCATGCAATGCAGCTCGGCCAGTGAGCAACAAAGATCTCAGTATGATAGATAATCCCTGGTGGCCAGAAGAAGAACTAAGATACGCATGGGTCAAACATTTGGCTTACGGACAGTTTCACTACAAAGAATTAGAAAACGGTCGTGCAATGAAAATTTTAAAGGATACCTATAATGTATAATCATCTTGGTTGGTGGTTTCCTGACATGGAATCACACTTTCCTAAAATGCTTGACAAAAGCATTGCTAAAAACGGCCCGGCTGCGTATCAGTGGCAAGTTAGAAATCGTAGCTTGGCACACGTTAAACAAAAACGAGTGGCACTCGATATTGGCGCCAACGTTGGGTTGTGGAGTCGTGATCTTGTTAAACACTTTATTACAGTACATGCTTTTGAACCAGTGGCTATGTTTAGAGAATGCTTGGCTCGAAATGTATTTGCAAAAAATCTTGAGGTCCACAGTATTGCCCTAGGCGACCAAGAAGGCACAGTGAACATGATTATTACTGAAGGCAACACTGGTCATACTCACGTGGATCCTACTAGCAAACAAGGTAATACAGAAATTCGTCGACTTGATAGTTTAAATCTTAACAACGTTGATTACATAAAAATTGATTGTGAAGGATATGAATATCGAGTGTTACAAGGTGCAGAACAGACAATAAGACGTTGTCGACCTATAGTGGTTATTGAGCAAAAACCACACGACATGTATAGCAAAGATTATGGACAATTTGCCGCAATAGGACTGTTAGAAGATTGGGGCATGAGTAAACTAGATCAAGTAAAAGATGATTGGATCATGGGATGGCACTGATCGACAAAGCATACCAAGCTCAGTTAGAACAACTGCACAGTTCTGACAAAAAATTCAACCACGGTGCCAAAGCATACAAGATTGTAGAAAAATTTATTGCTGAATACAAGCCCAGCACATTGTTAGATTTTGGTTGCGGCAAGGGAGGTTTAATTGCTACAATTTCTAAACTGCATCCCGAAATCTCTGTTGCAGGATATGATCCCGGCAATGTTGAGTTTCAGACTTTGCCTAGCAATCCTGTAGATGTTGTTGTTAGTACAGATGCAATAGAACACATTGAACCTGCACATCTTGATCAAACACTGAAAACAATCAGCAACTTGATGGTACGTTGTGGGTGTTTTAGAATTGCTTGTTATCCTGCAAAAAAGAATCTACCAGACGGTCGCAATGCTCACTTGATTGTGAAGCCACCAGCATGGTGGAGAGAAAAAATACTCAGTTGTATGGACGTAACCATAGTATGGGAGGAAATCAGTGTGTTTGACAAAACTAACAAGTGGCACTGGGTCAAAGGCCACAACTATGATTTGATTGTGGTTAAAAAATAAAAGGAGTAAACTTTTGCCAAATGCGACCTTTGGCTCCTTCAGCGTCACTCCAGTGTGCGGCAGCTAAATTCCAAAGCCATTGATCCCTGTTGAATTTTGCCGGAGATTCAATGTTGGCGACATCAGTATTTGCTACATCAAAACTCACACAACTACGGTCATCCACAAATATTGGTATTCCTTCACAAACTGCTGCCACACTTGCACTTGAATTAAAAAATACTGCGCTGTGAGCCCCTTGTAGGTTGTCAAAGAGTCTAGACTCTTCAGGGTGCAGAACTTCAACATGTTGTTTGCCCCATTGGGATCTCAATGGATCAAAATCCTTCATATTATATGCGCCAGGGTGAGGCCTTACTTTAATTGGTCGATTAGTATACCTACGTATTTCTTGTATCTTAGCCTGTGTCCAGGCCAGGGGATTCAGATTTTTCATTGCAAATCCGCCGTCACGTTGCATACACACAAGTATATGACCATTGACATTGGATTGTGGTTCTTGTAGTCTAACACCTAACTGTTGGCTAATTTCATTCCACTTGGCGTTTGTGCTGTTGGCATTAGCATACTGTGCTCGATCGTAAAACGGTCCACCAATGCTGTAGCGAAGATATAAACTGTTTGTATCTATATACTTCCAGCAACTGGCATCCACACACATAGTATGTTTTTTATAACGTGCTTGTTCTGAAATAATCTGTCGTCTGAGTTCTATGTTTTTGCCGCCACCGCCGTTGGAAATCCAGCCCAAGATAACTGCAACTCGGCTAGGAGTATAACGATAATTGGTTTCTATCTTTACTGTGTGTCCTAGCTTGCTTACACCTCTAGCAAAACTTTCCAAACAGGCAACCTTTCTTGGATGCTTGTGTGGATTAGCCACAGAGCTAATATAGACTACACAATCAAGCATTTAATATCCGCCAGGCGGTTCCGTCGCGCATTTCAGGTTCTGTGAACTGGCAATATGCAAGGTTTCTAGCCCAGGCATCTATTTCGTCTAGAGTAGGTATTCGAAGATTTTCGATTTGGTTTAGATGTTGACTACAAAGAGGTGCCGCGGCATTTGGACCAAGAGTGATTGCTGGTTTGCCGAACAACAATGCTTCTGTAGCAGCAATGCTAGAAAACGTCACCAAACAATATACATTGTCGGCTAGAGCCATTTCCATGGTATCTGTGGATTGTCGTACTGCTCTTCCTTGTTTGAGTCTTACTACAATTTCTCTATCAGTGTATTGAGACAATTCTTTTTTTACATTCTCTAACCAGGTTTCCAAATTGATATTGTATAAATTTAAAAGTTTTTGACTAGGCGGGGCCAACAAAATTTTACTACCATCGGCACGACATTTGCGAATTTGTACTCCTGTTTTTTCAAGACGATCTCTAGGTCTATCAATGATAGCACCAAACCATTGTACGTCATTTTTGGTAATGCGATGATATGTCTTCTTCTTGCCATTGCCAAAATAGCCTGTGTCAATGTAATAAAAATCTCTACCAACAGCTCGACATGCTGCCATTTCTTTGCGTTTAGTAATGCCTCTCAGAACCACTGGGATCATTGATTGTTCTACCTTGTTCCAAGATGTGATGCAGCCGCCGGCTCCTTGAACAAAACTTTGTAATATAGGATCGTACATGTGTCCTTTGTCTTTGTGTCTAAATTCACCAGGCTCTACATCAACTGCATAAACGTTGGGTTGATATAGATTATCAATGGCCTGTTCTAAGTGTTCTCGAGTAATTTGATAATAATCGCCACCGGGATCCACTCTATATTTTAATATGTCTCGAAACAGTTTGGATATCTCAGGAGGTACCATGTCAAGCTCGTGCTTGATCAGTGGTGCTAGATCTTCTTCCATCATACTCGTTGTTGACAGTAATCAGTTAACATGTGTTCTCTATGCCATTCTTCGCCTTGCGGTGTAGTGGCAAACTCATGAAAACACGGAGTTCCTAAAGTGTAATGCAGTAACTTAGCGTCAGCATTGGCACCAAACTCATCAGGTAACCAATTCCACTCCGGTGGTAGTTCTCCTATGCGTCGATCTTCTAGCCAGGTAAAACGATGTAATTCGGCACCGGTTGATCGTTGAACAAAATCAGGAGTAAGTTTGCGATTAGGATAACTGCTGCAATTCCATAGAATAACACTAGACCAATTTTTTCTGGGGTAATTTTCATTTCGGGCTCCAAGATACTTTTCTGTCATGCGAGTTTGATAGTCGTGCTTGACAACCATGACATCTTTGTCTGACTCAGCAAGTTCCCATAGTTCCACAATGTCTGATCTCAAAATCATGTCACCGTCGATAAATATAGCCCAACCGGCGTAATTCATTAGATGAGGCACAAGGAAACGACTGTAGATAAACTGGTTTGAACCATCAGTGTGTGTTTCTTTGTAGTCTTCAAACAAATTCAGGGCCAGCGGAATACAAGCAACAGGCTTTGATGCATGTCTGATTATAGAATTTACGCAGGTATGATAAGCCACTGCTTCTCTAGGGTCATAGCCAATAAAAATAGGAATAGGCTTCATCGACGTTCTATGTCCTCTTCTACACAATCATCTCCGTACTGTATTTCAATTAACTTTAGAGGTTCACTTGTTTCGTTACAAAGCATGTGCCATTGGTTACGATCAATCCATATGTACTCGTGTTGACTGTATGTTCCTACTAAATCATGATCGCTAGAGGCATCTAAGGTATAAACAGAGGCCTCGCCTTCAGCAACAAACCAAAATTCTGCTCGCTGATCGTGGCGTTGCATGCTCAAGCATGTTTTGGGATTTACTGTGAGTTCTTTGAGCTTGGTGCGAGCACCAACTTCATGTAGCACACGATAGTATCCCCAATTGCGTTGAGTTTTGGGTTTTTTCCAATCTTCTAAAATCCAACTTGAACTGTTTTTCTTATCTTCGCCGCCCACACCAAACACAAACTCAACGTCGTCAAACACCATTTCGGGAATGTTGTCTTTGGTTCTATCTCCGCCATTGGCAAAGATTATGTGTGCATCAGGATGTCGCTTTTTAACCAAACGAATGGCATCACAGCTAGAGCCATCATCGTCGTTGTAAACAACAACTTCGTCAACTACCCCAATGGCACTGACCAATGCAAAGCGTTCACTCATAGGCATAAAAGGACGACCTTTTTTACGGGTCAGCCATTCATCTGAGTTAAGCCCTACAATGAGTCTATCGCCAAGTTTTTTGGCAGCTTTGAAGTAGGCTAGGTGTCCCGAGTGTAGCGGGTCAAAGCCGCCAGTAACAACTACAATTTTCATGCAGGTATTTACACCTGGATGTCTTCCATGCCAGCAGTTCTTAGACGAACTATGTGACCCATTTGCCACTGTTTGGTTTCTAAACCTTTCATCACGCCTAGCCAACGATTGCGCAAAAAAGCTACTTCGTTAATTATGGTTTCAAAGTCCACAACTTCGTCTTCGCCGTCTACATATTTTTCTGCGTCTCTAGAGGTCAAGGCACGAGCATAGGCTTCAAGGTACTTTTGGAAATGTTTCCTACGAATCTTACGAAGTTGAATGTTGAGATAATTGAGCACCGCCTCAATCTCTTGTAATTGATTGAATCTGTGCTCTGTGTGCCCAGGTAGTTCTTTGATATTACGTTCTACTATGCCGCCAATTCTACATTCTTTCTTGGCTTCTTCTAGTTCGCGATCGTAATAGGCTATAAAGTCTGGTATGTTTCCTAGATCTGATGTAACTTTACTATACCACATAATTAAACCTTGTTTTCAACAAAATAGTCATTGATCTCTGGCCACAACTTTTTCCAATCAGTGTTTCTTCTATGATCTATTGTGTCTAAAGTCTGTTTCAACATCTGTAGCCTCGGAAGATCTGCGCTGGACTGATCTATGAAATTCACAATACCTTCGAGCCGTTTTCGAGATTCATGGTCCCACTCTGTTGTAACTGGAAACAGACGCAGTAATTCATGCAATTTGTCATGGAAAAACTCATTGCCAAATATTTCTGGATGGTATACTTTTTCATAACCACTGTCAACAAAATAATATTCTTGCAATATCTTAGGATTGAACTTTTTGTATTCTGCAATTTTATTTTGTAGCTCCAGTGAGGTTTTTATAGTCAATGCTGTTAACACCTGATGCACCGACGTTGCTATCCAGCGGTTTTCTACCAAACGCTCAAAATTTTTCTGCCAGGTGCCGAGATTTAACCCATATCGAACAAACTCTGCTTGTGGCCCCCAACAGTCCAAACTGGCCGACACAAACACTTGCTTGATAGATCTTGACACTGTGAGTTCTCGACTTTTAGCAACGAATCTGTCCATGATAGCAGAATTGCAATTTAGATTGGTATTAATTGCTAGTTCTAAATCTTTGTTAGCAATTTCAGGTAACAAATCCAACAAGGTCCAAAACTCCTTTTGTAACAAAGGCTCGCCACCTAGTATACTCAGTCGTGACAATTTGGACCCATTGTCTTTCAACCAGTTCACATAGGCGTCGAAATACTGTTCTCGCTGTGAGTGTTCTTGGACCGCGGCAATACCAACTGGGTAAGGGCCAAACTTTTTTATTTCCTGATTGATCTTCTCACTGAATATTGGTAAGCAATATACACAGGCAAGATCGCAAGTATTGTGCAGATAGATTTCACTGATTCGGGGAGTAACTGGTTTTATACCATCAAAATCAATGGGCGTAAGTCCAGGAATTTGATTGTGGTATAACCTATCGCTGGTACCTCCCTGAGACTCTATGCTTTGACAATATTCGCAGCCACGTCCTGGCCACGATCCTTCCAGCATCTTTTGCCGGTCAACTAAAATCTCAGGAGTATTGTGAAAATTGTCAAACTTGTCCAACGGTACAACCACTGGTGTCACTCGGTGACAACTAGATGATTGGGCGTTGTACAACCTAAAGGTATTCCACGCCCATTTGAATACACATGCTGATGAATTCTCTATCGGAAAGGTTTTAGTTTTCCCAGTCATCGTCTTCGTACTCTTCTTCCTCTTCTTCCTCTTCTTCGGAATAATCGTTGTCGTTGTCAAGATACGAAGTTAGCGCACGTTTGATGTCTGAGTCGCCTTTAAAGGCGTCACGAATGTCTTCAACATCTGAATCATTATCCATCAAAATTTGTACTACAGTTTCTGCGGCTTCTGCGCGATCAACTGTGTTTACATAGCGTTTGAGTTCGCCCCAAAGTTCTGCTACGATATACTCGCTCATTCAGTTTCCTCCTCAACCGTACTTACCTCTTCCTTGCGTTTTCCAAATTCTGCCATAACAATATCTAACACGCCATCTTCGTTTGATTCCCAAGCCTTGCGGAAGTGTTTGAGTATCTCACCGTCCAAGGTAGTGTATGCAAGACGATTGCCGTCTTTCTTCAAGAAGCCTTTCTTTTCAGCCAAGTCCACAAGACCTGAATAAGGATTCATGCCTGTTTCATAAGGAATCTTGACCTGTACACCTTCAAAGGGTTTGGCATAGCGAGTTTTCATAACTTTGCAGGCACTACGAATACCCATGACGTCTGTGACTTTGTTACCGTCCTCATCTTCTTTGAGCTTGAGTTTCTTCATAGCAACCACAATCGACGAAGCATAGATGAAACCTTGACCTCCAGAGATCTTATCGTCGGGGTCGAACATGTCTTGACTTGCGTATGTGTGGTTGGTACAAACCAAGCCCACATTGTAACTACCAAACATGTTCACACAGTTACGCACCAATGCTGTGAGTGCCTTGGGCTTACGGCCTAGGTCACCCTTCAAGTCGCCCGAATCAAACTGGTTGATGTCAGTGGGAGTCAGCAACATGCCCAAGGAGTCAATCACAAACAACACCTTGGGGCGCTCACCATCAGGCAAAGCCTTGTAATCACTCATGAATGTAGAGATAGTTTTGGCCACATCATCAATCATGGCCATGCTCAACTTCAACAGTTTGGATTCGTTGGTGTCAACTCCCAGTGCTTTGAGCCAATCTTCATCAAGAGCGTTTTCTGAATCAATCAACACAACAAAGATACCTTGCTCTTGTGCGTTCTTAATGATATTGCCGGAGCAAATATAACTCTTGCCAGCACCTGATTCACCAGCAAACACCGTGACTTTACCAAGCGGAATACCGCGATTGAAATCTCCTGAGATAAGATAGTTCAAGGCGTAATTACCTGTGCTGATCCAGTCTGTGGGATCGTTGAATCCAATACTAAGACCATCAATGCTCTTAGTGATTTCCTTGCGGAACTTGCTTACGTCAAATGGTTTTGCCATGATCACTCCAAAATTATAAAATTATTTTCTATCAACGAATTTGTCAATATAAGTTGTCTGTATTTTAGCATGTTTTGTTCTAGGTTGTCAAAATTTGCTAGTGGTAAACTATCGCCAACACACTCTAATCCGTACTGCTGACACCAAGACTTAAACTGAGGTGGCAAAGAGTATTGCTCACTAGGCACCGTCTTGATTTGCAATCGTGTATACAAGTCATCAAAGTTATTGGTATCTGAGTCATTGACACAGTCACCATTGACCCATTTTCGATACGAGCTTCTTCCTAAATTTAGATAGGGAATGGATACGTTCCAGACACCGTGATTGAGTATTTTTGTACCAAAAATATTTTTAAAACAGCGTTCTGGATTAATAGTTTCAACCACAAAATCTTGCGACAAATCTTCAATGTAATGAATTAACATGTTAATTCGATTAACTAGAGATCGATCAAATACATTGCCTATGTTTGGATATTGCTGATGAATTTTTACCCATGCTCTATGCAACTTGTTTAAGTGTTCTTGATTGCTAGGATCTATGTCAAAGTCAAATATGTCCGATCTCAATTTTGTTTTTACAAAATTGCGAAACACACTGAACTTTTCTAACAGTTCATCTCGCATAGAAGCAAATCCAAAATCAACTGTTGCATATTGATTTATGTTATGCAAATTGAGATTAGATACAAAATATTCATAGACCTCGCAGTTGATTACTGCAAGATCTATAAAATCTCCAGATTGAGTCCAACTTAACTTTGACATACAGGATCAAGGCCCAAAGGCCTTGATATCATTACTGCTTGTTTTGTCTTGCACGAATCATTGCAAGAATGTCTTGTGCATTTTGGCCGCCAGGTTTGGCCGCTTGCACAGGAGCACTTGCCACAGGTGCATCGTCAGTGTCAAAAGGTGGATCTTCGTCCTGAACAGCAGGCTTGCTCACAACTGGGGCAGGCTTGGCTGCTGTGCGAGGTGCGTCCTCATCTGTTTGATCAGCGGTGTTGCTACCGCCGGGTGCTTGAACACCGGCTGGACGGAAGTACTGACCCCAACGCTCTGTGTCATACGGTTGACCATCAACTGATGCTTCAAACATCTCTTTGATCACTTTGAGTTCGACTTCGCCAGGCTTCTTGGGTAAGAAACTGCTCAAGTCAAACAGACTGTGTGCTTCCACAGCGGCTTGTTCGGCTTCTGTGAGTGCTGACTCTTTGCGAGCCCACTTAGAAGTGGAATAATCAGCGTAACCGCCTTTGGAGGTCTTGGTAATACGGAAGTCTAAGCCACGCAGATAGTCGGTTGGCAGTTCTTCTGTTTCGGGATCCATCAACACTGCCTTGATAGTTGCGAACAACTGAGGGCCAATGATAAATTTACGGATTGGATTCTCGGGTGTAGTGTCGTCTGAAATAGGGTTTTCACGAACAAAACCTTGCATGATGTAACTGCGCTTTTTCCAGTACTTACGACCCATTTCTTCAAGGCTCTTGTCTTTGAACCAAGTGCGTACTTCTGCCAAGATCGGGCAAGCCTCACCCCACATTTCCACACAAGGAACCTGAACCATAACTTGTTTGGATTCCATTTCGCCTTTGATACCAGCGAAAGGCAAACGAATCATTGCTCGTTCTTGCCAGAAAAATGTGTTTTTGGAGTTGCCGTCTGGAAGAAAACGGATTGTGCAGGATTGACCTTCTTCCATGTTCCAGTGCGGATAGATTGATCGATCACCGCCTGTAGAGTTTCCGCCTTGTTTGTTCTCTGCTGCCTGTAGTCGTGCTCGAATTTCTGCTAAAGATGCCATAGTATTTTCTCCTTATAAAGTTGCCTATGTTGTGTTGCCTATCTAAAAATTTAGATCTAAGTTGCCTGTGACAACAAATGAAAAAGCGCATACACAAGAGTAGTATATGCGCTTTCGTACACTTGTGTCAAGTGTATTTATATCTTACTTGCCCAAAGCTAATTTTTTCATTCTGGTCAATTCATCTTGCTTTGACTCATAGTATGAACCGGTCATTGCGGCATTGTAATTAATAGGGTCATCGGCTTCGCCCATAACAGGAGCCATCCCTCCGGCTGTGGTTGTTTCTATGTATCCACATTCAGCAAGTCCGTGTTCGGGACAGTATTCACCTTCCATGGTGTGATTGCAACTGCCTTCTTCAACAAAATGAGCTATGTTGTCTGCTTCGTCAATCTTAAGGTCTTGTGCTAAACGATGGCTTACCCAGTTAAATGGATCCCCAGTGCGTGCTTTGGCCACACCGTATGGCATTACACCATGCTGACTATAGTAGTCAAACAATGCATCATACAAATCGCTGTCTAATTCTTCACCGTTTCGGAAATTTTGAACTTCGTGCTTAAATCTATCCAACAAGTGATCCCAAGTATTTCCCGATTCATCTATCATTATACTTTCTGTTACAGACCCAGTTTCAGGTGTAGAAGGCTCTTCTGGTGTTTCTGGATTAACCATGTACACGCCTAACTCTTCCAGTCTACGTTGTACATCGGTGTCTTCCCAGATATTAGCATCAGGATTTTGTTTGGCCATTTCGGTAATGATATCGAACAACTGATCATCGCCTACTAGGTCGTAGAGTTCTTCGGTGGCATAACTACCGTTGGGCCCGGCTGCTAGCGGCTTGCTCATTAGTTCGCGTAACTGAGCCTGTTGTTCGGGAGTTTCTGGCAATGCCCAAGTACCTTCGGATAATTGCTCGATCCAACTTTCAAATATTTGTGCTTCTTTCATGTCATTTCCTTGTTGTTGAAGGCGAGCCAATATAGGCAATGCCTGTTCTATCCTTGTGTCCAAGGTTTGTTCAATAAACAGAGTCTTGATATCTTCCACTAGGCCTTCCTGCGGAGCAACGTCTACTGGGCTCCAAGACTCAAAGTATTTTGTATAGCCGCGACCAGTGCTCAAATGCTGGATGGTTTCACGCACTTGTTGATAATATTGTGCTGCTTGCTCGGCTAGTTGTTTTGTAGAACCTTCTAAGATTCTATGCTGGCTGGCACGATTGAAACGAGCCAAAGTGGCTGCTTCTGTGACCAATTGTGCAATGTGATTGCCGCGCACATCATAAGGCTTACCGCCCTGACGTACATGCTCTAACATGGCACGGCCGCCACTGAGATTCTTAAATGGCAGTTTAAAACGTTCGCTGTCGGCTGTTTCAATAAACAGACTTTCTACATAACGATAGCGTTTGTCATTTTCACCTAGCACACGATTGTGCTTGATTACCAGTCGTGCTTCAGTTTGCTCGCCCATGTAACTGACTTTGCGAGTACCGTAATAACCTTCAAACAAACCTTCCTTAATGGCAGCAATGCCGGCCATGGTATACTTGAGTTTGCTGATATCGCTGGGTGTCCAATCATGCCGATGTTGAGTAGCGAAATCGCTGAGTTCTTCCAAAAACTTGAACCATTCTGATTTGTCTGGTTCTTCCATACTGCGACCCAGGTTGTCCCCGTAGAAGAATTTAACATCGCCGGGATCGGCAATTACGATCACGCCAGTGCCGTAATTTTTGCCCGAAGTGCTGACATAATCAAAACTGAAAACTTTTGCATCTTCTGCGTCGGAAGGATTGCCTTTGGCGTCCAAAGGCTCAGGATCAAAGTTTTTTGTTACCAAAAAATCATACAGATCTTGTGAAATTGTTTCTGTAGTTGCCATAGCATTATTTAGCGCATTACACTGATGAAAGGCATGGGATCAATTATGTTGTCTGTATGATCGCGCAAATGCCCGTCTAGTTCAGTGTGGTAGCTCTGTAGCAAAATCATCATGCGCACACTTAACAAAGTCGCCATTACAAGATCGTCAGTTTCCCCAAGTTTTGCTTCGTAGCTACTGCCTATTGCTACAAAGTTCTTTAGTTCGCTGATCAAAGAACGTGAATGCAACTTCATACGCCCACTTTCAACCAGTATTTTAAACTTAGCGCAGGCAGTTAGTTTGCTTTTGTTTGTGGTCGTAAACCCTTTGCGAAACCTGCGTCCCACTGAATTAACTATGGAATTGTCGCTTAAGAAATACCCTCGAATATTTTCTTCTCCGTATTCGTTGATACTAATCAGAGCCGCCTCGCCTAGGGTGTTGTTTTCAATGCTGTAGTATATAGTTTTGTCGTTTTTAGTAATGTCATGTATCTCTTTTACAATATCTGCCATGAGCTTGACCTGTGTGGGGATGTCTGTTTTGTTGTGTTTCCACTCGGCCACTTGTTCTGTGGTATCGGCTTCAAAAACTTGTATGGCTGCAGGATCACCGCCAGTACCCAAACTAGGATCAAGGCTCACAACATATATTCCATCTTTGCGTATGGGCCTATACCAACGTATCTGTCCAGTTTTGCGAATAGGATCTGAGCCTTCAAGTTCTAGTAATTTAATCGGACTTATCAAAGTTTCGTCATTGATAACAAACTCACAGTCCATTTCTCGTCGAAAACGTTCTTCACCTAACTGTGCCCGTTGTTCTTCTGCCCACGTATCATCACGATCAGGATGCTCTCGCCAATATGCTCTGTATGCTTTGAATCCGTTGATACCAACTCCGCCTGGACGAGGATTGCCGTATTCATCTTCTGTTTTGTTAGCACCTTTCCAAATCAACGCAAACTGATCTTCGTCGGAGTTTGGGGTACTAGTGATAATGGCCTTACCACCGGTACTCAGCGTAGGAGTAATAGAAGTCCAAAACTCTGACGCAATAGTGGGTCTTACGAACGCAAACTCGTCCAAGTATAGGAGCGTGATAGACATACCACGACCAGTGTTTTCAGTTGTGGTTTGACTTACAATACGACTACCGTTTTCAAACTCTATTGAGCCTTTGTTGTAACTAGTAGCACCTGCTCGTATGTGGTTGGGACACAGTTCGTATGCATAACGAATACGTTGCATGATTTCCTGTGCACCAAGATACTTGTGTGCCGCAATAAGAATAGTAGAGTCTGGTATAAACATAGCATACCATAACAAATATCCAGCAGCCGACGTCGATTTACCTGTTTGTCGAGGCATCAACGATATTGAAAAACGATTTGTGTGATAGTTCTCAATCAATCTTCGCTGGTATTCAAACGGGTGGTATAGCATTTTGCCGCGTGTGGGGTGCTGTATGTAGAAGAAGTTGTCCATGAAGTACATGGGCCCGTCCACAGGATCAGCACATCGAGCAAAATCTTCTAACTCTTGCTCAGTGTAGGTTTGTTTTCTGTGCGGTGCTTTGACCAGCACTGTCTCTAAATGACTTTTTACTTGCATAAGAACGCTAGTTCAGGCCACAGTTGTTCAAATTGGCCTGCCTTGTTTGTGTGATATTTACTTTCAATATTTGAAATGTGTTGTCGGAATTGTGCTTCAATGCCTACGCTGGGCTTTTGTATTTCTTTAAATCGCTGACGTGATGTTGCAAACAAATTCTGTTCATGGTTACTAATGAGTCCCATTGCAACCAAGCGATCAATTTCAGCCATTGCCAATTGGGCAACTTTAGGCCCGTGTAAGAAAGGATCAAGACAATCCGGGTCAAACAATTTTTGCCATAGTATACTGGTTTCAGTTTCTTTCGCAAACTGGTAAAGCTCACAAAGCCTAGTTGCCGAGTAGATGTTATAAACCGCATGAATGCCGCCCCAATGCCCTTGATTCTTCTTAAGGTCATTTATAATCTCCAAGTTATGTTTTAGCAATTGCCAGTCTCCGCCATAGCGCACATATTCGTATCGTTGTGCTATGTTTTCAAAACTCATTGACCAACCAACTCGACGACGTTGAGCAATCTTACGAAATACTTTGTTGTTTTCAAAATCCACTGCCATGTTGGTAATCAATGTAACAATAGCGTTTTCAGGGATGACATCCAACAATCTTTCGTTTTCAGGAAGCAGCAGTGGTTCACCGCCTACCAGCGCAACTTCCTGTATGTGTTCACGGTGTTGCTCCACAAAGTCACATACAGCATCATAGTAAGGTCTGGTACCAGATTTGAAGGGTATGCTTTTGAGTGCTGACCATTTTGAACTGGCCCATTCGCTACAATAGTTGCAACTCAAATTGCACGTGGTATTCCAACGTACATCCATGATCACCGGATAGTGATAACGATCCCCAGCAGTGGTGTAATCAAACTGTGGGTTTTGGTTGTTGTGCCAGGACCGTTCACTTGACCCGCCCATGGCTTCAGCACTTTGACAGTTAGAACAATAAGGATGTTTTTGACCGCGAGCAACTGTTTGTCTTATTTCTTGCAACTTAGGGCTATTGAGCACATCTTCAATCTTTGCTGAATTAAGATTTCCCAGCATATTAGGATTGCCTGCACAGCAGGTTTTTACATCGCCACGGGGATTGATATGCAGGCCGCGCCAGGGGGCAGCACAATAAAAGTTATCCATGGAATATTTAAGTCTTATCGAGTTTGGGTCAACGCAAACCAAGCCGGTGTTCCGGGACGTATGCCTTGCTGTTGTGCGCGATTTCGCAGTTCAAAATGTTGCTCGGCAGCAGGTTTTAATGTGCCTAAAATACCTTGACCGTACACAGCATGTATGGGATCAGATGGATCTAAGTAACAATCTTCAGCAGGATCAGTGTAACTGAGATTGGCACTGGTGAACTTTATTTCTTTGGTCATTGTCCAAAATTAAAACGCATGCCTGTGGCCTGTTCCACTGTGGCTAGTGGCACTTGATATTTGGGCAAGTCTGCCACCGGCAAGGCCGAGTTAGGCATGAGCCAAGCCATGAGTTGACGGCTGTTCTTTTCATAGATGATTTTGTATATGTGTGTGGGTATACCCAAACCGTTGCCCACAGTTTGATAACCAGCAGCAAAAATGCCGCCTGACACAATATAAAAATCACCCCCTTTCATTGCCCAATCGCGTTCCCAAGTTTCAAGTTGTTTCCAAATACCGCGATTGTTATTAGCAACTTGGGCGATCATGTTTGACAGATAAAAACTATCTGACATGGTCTGGTCGTTTTGTGTATTGTTGGCCGCAGGGCTTAGGTGCCCACGGTCGTGTGTGCGTCCTACCACAGCATAGTCTTGTAAGGTGGCACGACATTGTTCATGTACTTCGGGATCTGGTCTAAAGTTGTCTCTACGCTTTGATTGGCCAGTCATTGATTGCACAGTCAAATGTTCGAACACTGCCACAGGTGCTTTTACACTACAACGATGTATCACAGCATAGTTGGCCTTACAAATCTCCTGATCGCCAGGTTGTGCTTGATAAGCAGGGCCTGTACCGTAAGGAGTAAACTGTGGACAGCGTTGTGCGATCTGTGCCAGTGCCGCCAGCGGCAAAAACAACAATACTACCAATAACTTTTTCATCATGTTATCTCCTGCCATTCAATGCTGGCATATACGTCTTGGTTGGTGCCTGTGGTGGCCATGGTAATCACATACTCATAGGGCGTGCCAGTAAATGGTTCTCGCTCTAACTGATATTCAAATCCAAATGCTTCTTGAGTAGGAGCACCAGCAGTTTGATTGCTTGAGTTAATAAATGATTGCTCTGCAATATCACCTGACACAAGAGTCGTAGGGGCAAGATTATATTGAACTGAACTGTCTGCAGCCGAGTCTACCCAAGAACCGCCTGATGTAATGGCTTTCTTGTAAACGCGAAATTGAAACACACTTTGTGCTGTTGGCACTAGGCTGTAGTTTATGGGTATGACCACAGCATTGAGATTGGTGCTTTTTAATCTTATGGCTATGACTGGTTTAAAACTTTGGTCGTTGGGCAATCGCACTGGTGTGCCTATGGCGTGACTGGCAGCGCGAGGGTTGCCAGAGCCTGCCAGTTGAAATCCACCCTCAGAAATCACACTACTACAAATCTGTGTCATCATGCTGACACTGGCTACAGTTCCTGTATTAGTTATTTCATAGCGTATGGGCAAACTGGCTGTGGTCATGTAGACCTTGGTATTGCCTGATTGGTTAGCATGATTGAAAGAATGGCAAATAATATAAGCGCCATTGATTACAAATCCAACACGAACCGTTCCTACACCTAGCCACTCTACATCAGCAAACATAATCTGTGTGCGTTGTGGGTATAGTGTGATGCCAGATGGATTAGTCGCGCCGCCTGCGCCAGTGAGTTGGTCACCATTCCAAGCGTCTTGGCGCACACGTTCCTCTAAACCAGTGGATCCCGAACGTATCACAAAGTAGTTGTAGGTCCCGTCGTTTTCAAAGAACACGCCATCGTTGGCATCAAACAAACCCACACGTTGACGTAGATTGGTTTTGGGTGTGTTCATGCAGAATGTATTCAGTGTAAGTTGACTCTTGCCTGGCTGATAAGGAAATGGCTTTAGCGTTTCTCTTAATACTGAATCACCAGATGCTGTGCCCACATTGAGTTGATACGAACTTTGATTTTGCACATATACCACATTGCCGGTACCTGTAACATTGCTGGCAAATTGACCATGATCGAAATAGCGAGCTTGTGTATCAAACAGTGTGTAAGGATTTGATACACGCAGTCGACCAAATGCGTCTGATGTTGCTCCGCTGAATCCCGAAATAACAACATTGGCATCACCGTTTAGTGTGGCGGTAACATTGCCCGATACTACCCAAGGGCTTGTTCCTTGTGTGACGTTGACATTGCCAACAATACCAACATTGCCTGTTATGGGATTCACAGTAACATTGCCTGTGATGCCTGCTATGTTGCCTGTGATGCCTGTGATATTTCCTACCACGGTAACTGGTAAGGTATTGCCAGTTAAGTCAACGTTGCCCAAACTACCAATGGCCACGTTGCCCACTGATATGTTTCCAATAACAGCGGCATTGGTTCTAACAAATACATTGCCTGTGGCTTGATCGAGCTCAAGGGCCTGGGTGATATTCCGTAAATACCACGGTGCTACTTCTGTTGGTTGGGGGTAGGCCATTATCTATATCCTTTGAAGCCTTTGACCGGACTTTGCGTAACTACGAACTCGGGTTCTTGACTTTTGGGTGTTGAAACAATTTGTTTGCCGCCCGGAGTGTCTGTCATTGCCAATGCTGTGTCTATCAGTTGTTCGATACCTGCATTCATTCCTGCCACCACAGCGTGTTCTCCAAATGCAGTTTCGGCTGACCACTCAGGTATATATGGATTGACATTGTCTTTTTGTGCATTGCTCCTAGCACGGGCCAAAGCAACCCCCATTCTATAAGTTTTATATGGGTCAGCCGAGCTTAATCCTGGTAGCGTAAACGTATAACGCATGGGCTCTTTAGTTTCAGGGGGCAATTCTCGTTGTTCTCTAATAAATTCTCGTGCTCTCATTTGAACCCCCGGAATCCCCGAACAGGACTTGACTTGTTTACGTACTCTGCTTCGGTACTGCGATTGTCTGTTATCTTTTTAACTAGGCCGGCTCCGACATTTTTTGCCGCAGCATTGATAATATCCAAATCAACATCTGTGTAAGTAGCCAATAGTGGATCTCCTGCAAACGCACCCGCAGGTTCTGTGGGATAGTCCGGAGCACCTGCCATAGCAATACCAAAACGCCACTGTGTGTAAGGACTACCGCCTTGCTTGGTCTGCGAAATATCAGGCATAGAAATGGCACCTTTGAGAGCAGATCGATGCGACTTAGGCAGTTTAGATGCCATAGCAGGTACATCTTTTGCTGCACCAAATCTTGCTTCACTGACAAATTCTTTTGCTCTCATTCTACGTCTTTCAGTTTCAACCCATCAAAAGGTTGATTATTTCTATCTCTGTTCCACAATTCTCTATTGCTCAACAGTTCTATCCAGACTTTGCGTTCGGGTTTGTTTAATTTCCAAAAATCAAATTGTAAATTACTGCTAACTGGTCTACAATATAAAGTGCGCTCACTGGGCACACATAACTGTTGACTGGTAGTACGCATCTTTTTGCTGTCAGTACTGGTTCTCATAATATTTAGTTGAGGATCGTTGATGTTGACTTGGCACATACCGTCCACAAGATCCTGCGGTTTTTTGGCTTGTTTAACCACTGCTTGTGCCTGCACTAGCCGTGCTTCACTGCTGATGCGATCTTTGGTTTCATTGTCGTTGTTGGGATTGCGTTGAAATCCTGACCATTCCAACCACTGACCGTGATTGGTTCTGGCCAGTGTGTGATCTTGGGGTATCTTGCGTAGACTGTATCTGTAAGGCTTGGTACCGTCTTGATCACTGGCTTCAATCAAATACAGATCGTTTTGATCAAAAACCATGGTGCAACCCACAAGATTTTTACTGATCAAGTGCTTGGCGGCCGACAACGGATCTTTGTGTAACAATGCTTCAGCAATGTACTTGCCGTCTGGACTTGAATCTACTGTTCCTGCTTCAACTTCTTTTTCATCATCCAGTACGTCAAGGCTGGTGTTTAATATGCTGACACCGTGACTGTTGAGTCCTTCGCGGTAACCTGTGACTTGATCGTGCATCATGCAACGCTCAGTACCCTTAACATCATCAATGATAAAGTCCAATGTGGGCACGTAGGTTCTGTCGCGATTTTTAGCGCCGGCCCAGCCAATGCCAGGAAAATATTTGGCTACTATGATGCACACGGCTTATCTCTTAAAGCCTTGGAACCCTTTGACAGGGCTGGAGCGATTTACATAGTCTGGTTCAAGACTGCCTGGCTCAACATGATCACTGGGCTTCATGCCTAGTTTTTTCATAATTGCATACAATTTTTTACGATCATGTTCGGTGTATGCTGAGAACACTGGTAAATTACCAAAGAAACTGATGTCATCTACGTGTTCTAGTCTGTCTAGATCCATGCCAGCCAGTGATGACACACGGTAAAAGTCATAGTACCTGCCCCAGTAAGTGTCCCCATTGGCTTGAGGTCCTACTAGTCCTGGATGTGCCATGTCGAATTCGTGATTGGCGTCTGCACGCCGACCGGGTCTACTACCCTCGGTGACAAATTCGCGAGCTCGCATTTTAGTCTCCTACGCCAACAACGCCATAGGTGGCAGAGGTCGCTGTTCCAATTTCTTGGGCAGTAAAATTAGATCCTGTGATTGTTAATTTATTACCAGAGCCAACATAAACTTCTTTTACTGCATTTGCAGGAATAGCAACTGCATTGCTATAGATATTACCAGCAGCGGCTTGTGCAGTAATTGGCTGTCCGTTTGCATTGATTGCTACCAGAGCCATTTCGTATACATTATAGGTCACAGCAGTGTTACCAGTGCTAATACTGGCACGATCAGTGTACCAAGTGGCATTGGCAACAGAAGTATATACGTTGGCTGAACTCATTATTTGTTATCCTTGTTTGGGTGGCCAGTGTAAGGCTTGTATAAAGAATTAGTTTGACTAATTACGCCAGGAATTTCAACTGGTTGTTGTTTATATCCACCTGTAGCAGGCGAATGTGGATTCTGCACCGGAGGAGTGGTGAGAGGAGTATTTGGGTTATATGGTTGATAGCTCATAGTGGTTCCTTACCAAGCGCGGCAGCTCCAATAACGTGCTTTCCAACGTGGACCTGGATTGTCGCAGTTGTGTCTAGCACGGAAGTTTTTGCGGCGGCCAGGAATATTCTTTTTAATCTTCATGCCTTTTTGACCAAAGTTAACTTTGACCACATTGCCCTTGGGCCCACGCACATAAACCTTAGATTTTTTAACATCACCTTTCATGGGCTTGCCCAGCGGAACTTCACGTCCTTGATACTTGGCTTCATCCATGTGTTCTTCGTCTTGATTTGATTCAAGATAATCAGCCGCTGTGTCAACATAGTCTGCGGCTTTGGTTACCTTAGACTGCACCCACTCAGGTACATTGTCATTGTCACGCAACATTCCTGTGAGTCTGCGAGCAGCACGAATCACAGTTTCTAAATCATCTTTGACCGAATCGCCTTCGTAGTCATATTCACCAGCATCTTGTGAAGCCACATCATCAAAGTTTTCTTCAAGACTCAATGGACTGAGTTCTTCTTCGCTGAGATATCCATAGGCCTCCAAAGCACGCATAATCTTGTCGTCGGCGTGAAGCACAATACCGTCTTCAGTTTGGTCGCACACATAGGTTTCTAACAAACATTCTTCTCTGCAACTGATTGCAAAGTTATCACCCACTTGAGGTGTATCAAATATTTGTTCGGCTTCTGTAATGTATTCACGCAGACTTTTCATGATTAACCCTTGTATTCTGTCCAGAGATGTTTCATATCAAGGATGCTTTCCTTGACTTTTTCCATATCGCCATCGCCGTCTAGGTCGGCTTCTTTCTTGCCAGCAGCACGAGCTTTGGCTAGATTGCCAGTGAACTTGTTGCCTTCTTCCATGTCATCTTCATCGACTTTTTTAGTTTCGGCAATACCGGCCATTTCACGCAGTCTACGCAACTCATCTTCGTCTTGTGTGTGAACAGCAGCCACTGGCACAGTGGTTTGGCCATCGCCAGCAACGTCAGTTTTAGGCTTGTTCAATCCGCCTGAATACTGTAGTGCATCATCGCTGTATTCAGTGTTGGTTGGCCAATCTGGCTTGTTCTCGTCTACATGTTCGGCATCTGAACCACATGAGCAAGGAGAATCGCCGCAGCCGCAATCTCCGTGACTGCCGCCACCTAAGCCGGCTGACTTGAGAATCTGAGCCAAGTATGCTGCATCTTCGTCTGTGGCTGTGACTGTCAAACTTTTGGTAGGACCATTGGCACCATCGGAATTGCTGTTCATAGAAATGTTCATAGATTCAGCAATCATTTCTTCTAGTTCGCGATTGATCGAATCGTAAATGCCTTTGCCAAATGAGAATCCGCTGCTTGCTGTGGGTGTATCTACACCACCGGCTTCTTCAGTTTTCTTCTTTTTCTTTTCAGGCAGACCTTTGTGTTTGGTAGCAGCAAAATCTTCTGCGTCAGATTTCTTCATAGACTTGGCAACTTTAGCAACTTCTTTTGAAGGGGCTTTTTCGCCTTTTTGTGTAGCATGTACCATGCCCATGAACTTTTGTTGTGCTTTGCTCACTGCTTTTTCTTCCACAGGCTCTTTGGCATCAGCCTTGGTCACTTTGTAACCAGCCTTCTTAAGCAGAGTCATAGCAGCCTTGACGTCATCGCCTTTGCTTTCTGGCATAGGCGGAGGTGTCATTGTACCTGTGTTAGTACTGAAAGTACCACTAGGAGTGGTAATGTCAAAACCTTCTTTCTTCATGAGTTTTGACTTGCCGCTGGGACCTTTGGCACCCATGGCTTTGCCTGTGCCTTTTGGACGTCCACGACGCTTTTCACCTTTGGGTGCATCGTCATCTCCTGAATCAGTTTCGCCTGTCTTAGGATCGTACTTGCGAGTGTGCTTGATGCCTGTGGCTGTTTTTTCAATTTCGCCTTTGTGGCCTTGAACTTTTTCGCCAGTCTTCATGCCAGAACGACGACGCTCAACGTCTTTGAGCATGTCATCCCAGCCTTCGTCTACTTCGTGTTTAGCACGAATCTTGGCCATGGTTTCTTTGCTAGCACCGTCACGACCGGCTTTTTGTAATGCCTTCATGCCGTCAGCACCATATTTCTTCTTGCCAAGGTAGGCCTGCAATGCTGATTCGTCCATATCGGCTTCAGCAACACTTTCTTTGGCACGCAATTTTGCTAACACAGCACCAGCAACTCGCTCGCCGGCTTCTTTGCTGCCATATTTTTTACCGGCCTTGTCAGCAATTTGAGAAAACTCTTTGCCTGGCTTTCCGATGTCTTTGCCGGCACGTGCCTTCTTGGCTGAGTAGTCACCGGTTGATCCTTCCATGGGACCAAAATCGCCTTCGGAAGTTTGTTTTTTACTTTTACGCAACATAGCAAAGTCTTGAGCATCAAGTTTGCCATTGGCATTCTTGTCTAATTTTTTCTGGCCGCCAACTAACTCTTCTTTGGTTGGTGTTGGGGCCGGTGCAAGTGATTTTGGGGCCGGTGCAAGTGATTTTGGCTCTGGTGTTACCTTGATTGCACTACCTGGTGCAGGAGGAGTATAAGTTGATTTAATACTGCCGCCGTCAGGATTCTGAGGCACAGGAACATTTGGTTGACCAGGCTTGGGAGGATCAGCAGTCCATACACCACCCTGGATAGATCCTTCACGCATTCTGCGCTCATTGAGTTGTTCTGTGGGCTTGCCAATGCTGGCTAATTTTTTGTTTAAGTCGTAGAAAAATGTCATTTCAAATTATCCTCGGGGTTGTGCGCCAGTGGCTGGTCTTGGGGGACGCTTGATGTTTGTCATTGGGCTATTGGTGCCTTGTGGCAAATCATTGGTTGTTTTTGCTGGAGGTGTTTTGCCGCCGGCCACAGAGAAATCACTGCGGTAAGCATTTTTTAACACTGCATGATCATAAGGACCAGTTGCATAATCTTTGTTCAATGCTTTTTGTTTCTTGTCAGGAGCAGGATAATCAGTGTCCTTCAACAAGTCCTTGTTTTCTGCTTCAATCTTGTCGCTTTCAACATTGAGCTCTTCTTCGTAGGGTGTGGTATTCATCACAATACGATTTGGATCAAGACCAGCCAACTGTGCCAACTGTTTGATCTGTGGCTCAATAGCAGGGTACTTAAACTCAACATCAATGATGCTCATGGGTTGGTTGGGGAAAGCAGGAAAATCAGGAATTTGTTTACGAACAGGTGTGGTTTTAGGGCCGGTCATTTTGACAACGTCAAACTGCTCTAACTTGCCTTCCAACTGTTTGAAAAATCCCTCAGGCACATCACCTACTACTTTGATGCGGTAGTTGTATGTGCGTTCGCTTTCTGCTAGATATTTTGCAAATGGTTTCATGTCAATGTCCTATACGATATTTATTCTTTTTTAGAGTTTTGATCTTTGCTCTTGCCGATAATGCGCTCTAATAAGTCATTGCGACTCAACACAACACCGGTGCCTGTTTGAGTGGGAGCAGAATCTTCTTCTGTTTTGTTTTGATCCAGACGCATTTTTTTAAGTTGCAGATCTACCATTTTGAGCTTTTTGTCAAGTTTGGCAGTTTTGGCTGATATTGCATGCCCTAGCATGGTACCAGCAACACTAAAAATTTCAGCCGCAAAGCGACTGTCAACCTGCATGCCAAGGTCCATGAGATCTTTGTAACTAGCAGCGGCTAGATTTGCAAGATCGTCCATTTCTGAGTCTGTGGATTCCAATCCTTTGACCCCGGGCAAGGCTGCATCAATTTTGTCAATGGCTTCATCCAAGGCATGGATAGTTTCGCGGCTAGCCGGCAACTCTGGCAAAGCAGAGTCTATTTCGGATTGACTTGGGGGTAGGTCAAAAAGTTCTTCGAGTTTGCGAGTCATGCCATATTTAGTGGCTCAGGCACGCCCGTTGTGGAACATTTGGTCCTCAGTTATAACTCTAAAAACAAGCCCGTTGCGCTGAGCCCATTTGGTGGCCGCGTCCCATTTGGCATAGTTCACTGCAACCACAGCGCGATCTCTGCTGTTACTGCGCTCATTGATCATGCTTTGCCCTTTGGGCTTGATTTCAATAAGCTCGCCCTTCATTATGTTGTTACGGGTGCGGTACGTAATAAGAAAATCAGGAACGTAGATAGTGTGCTTGCCTGTGAGTGGATGGCGGTATGGTATTTGTATTGATTCACTGGCCCACTGCAATATGTTTTCGTTGGTATCGCAGAAGCGCATGAAACTGTGTTCCCATCCTGATCTATACCTTGGTGTACGATTTCCAATGTATTTTTCAGGATTTTGAACTTGATATGTGCCTTGTGCCCACTTAGCCATTATTTTACCACGCATCTAGCAACATAGAAATTCTGTGCTGCCGGCGTTCCAATACCTACCAAAGTAGCATTGCTTCGTAGATTATTGAGATAATAGGACATGCTAACATTGAGCTCCATGCCACTTTGTCCTTGTATGCTTTGAAGCAATTCCATGATTGGTATACCAGTTTGATCTGCAACTCTAAACAAACTGGTTGTGAAATTGTCTGCGGCTTCTCGAGTGGTCATTACACTGCGAAAGTAACTGTTGACCAGGTCGTACTGATCTGCTGGAACATTCGACTCGTATCTATAGAAACTGTCAAACACTCTCACAGTTGGATCAATGTTTCGATTGGTATAATTTACTGTAGGCATAGATTAGTAAGAAATGTATCCGCCAGGTGGCACGTCTTGGTTCATGGCTTCATTTTGACGTTGCCAAACTCGTTCAGCATTTTGTCTTGGGAAAAACACACCATCGGCAGTACCGGCCACTGCTTTGACAGCACCAGGTAAACTTCCAACCAATATGTTTTTACCCAGAGCAGTTGCTTCGCTCTTGAGAATACTGGCCAAGTTTTTACCTTTGAAAGTATTGTATGCTGTGCCGGCTTTTTGTATTGCACCAATTACTCCCAACACAGATCCTGATTCAAGATCTTCCATGATGCCTTCAGCAGTATCCAACAACCCACCTTGACCAAATATAGTAGCAGTGCTGCCTGGTCTTGCCAGCGGGCTCTTTTTAGTATCATAGTGTGCAGGATCAGCAAATCCTTGTACATTAACGTCTGGTTTGGCACCACTCAATGCGCCACTGAAATACTTCACTGTTTCGTAGCGTATCTGCATAGAGTTAGTCATTGTGCCGCCGCCTTGAGTATAATCATAGACGTCATGACTCCAGTTGGTAATGATTGGGTTTACCAACACATACTGAGCAAACTTGTGTTGATCCATGCCAGTGATTCTAATGTCTCTAAAAAACGGAGGCTTACCTGACGCCTCTTGTGTGCCATCGTTGTAGGCTTCTCCTACATATCCCCAGTCATTGACATTGCCAACTCTCTGAGCTTCGTAAATGTCACGGTTGTTATAACTAAATCCGTTTTGATAGTTGGCTAGTTTGCCAATGGTTCCATTGGTATTTTCTGACCCTGATAGATATTTCTGACTCGGATCTTTGTAGTAGTATTTGAAATAGTTGTACCACATGTTACGGCTGTTGTCTCCGCCGTCGTCGTGGAATGTTATGTTGATTGGATCGTAATCAATTCTAGTTTGTACAAGTCTTTTGCGATTGTACTGATTTAAAACTTCGTTGGCAATATTGTACTTTGGCAGGTCAACTGTTTTTACCAGATAACTGTAAAGTGCAATTTCATCGTTGCTAATTGCGCCACGCAAGGCAGGGATCTGTTGAACGTTTAAGGTAAACGAAACATGAAAGAGAAATTTAAAGCGCGGCTTGAGTTCGTAACTGTTAGTAGTAAAAGTTTTACTTGCGTGAGTGTAATCACGCAAGTTCTCTACTCCAAAAAAGCCTTGGAGAAGTTGTTGACCAAATGGTCCACCACCGTTCATTGGCGGCTCCTATTAGACTGGGCCAACGCCCGTTACAACATCACCCAGTGTTCTGCCAACTGCAATACCAACACCGGCTGGGTTACCGCTGGCTGTTGGGTTCTGGTTAGCATTGTCATAAGCAATAGCCATGCTAATTGTAACTGGTTCATTTGAACCGTAGTTTAAATCGCCGTAATCTGAGCTCTTAAGATAGCACCCATACAGTTCCCACTGCTCAAGAACCACAGGTGTGTTGGCTCCGTTTCCGCCGTCAAGGATTTCAATCACAGTCTTAAATTTGTAATCAATACCTGATGCGGCAGAACTCATTTCCATGAAGTCCATTTGTTTCTGAATTTGCTCGCCGACCAATTTAGAAATTGTACCACTGGCATCGTCACGCAGTGAACAACTAATGTCTGCCCATGAATGACGTCCAGCCAGTTTCAATGTTGAATTATAAATTGGAATTGGAATTTCTTCAAATGATAAGTTAGGGCGTGTAACAGTCATAACTTGCTTAGTAAGTTCTGTTCTTGGAGTAGACACGCCAAAGTTTTCAAACATCACTCTAAAGCGATATTTGAGTTTGGGCATTAATAGGCCTTGGGTAGGTGAACTTTGATCACTTGCCAAAGGCACTGTCATGCGTTGTAATGATGAAACTGCCATTTTAGATTTCTCCTGTACTTTATTTACCTATTCTTCCAACCGGTCAAAAGGGGCCTAAGCCCCTTTGATTATGCTCCGGCTGCAATCTCTCCTGTGTTCTTAATACGCAACGGAATGTAAATGAATTCCACTGCTTTGACAGGTTCAATAGCAACGTCTACCCATAATTCGTTTCTATCAATACGTGCTGGTGTATTATTTGTAAGATCACATACAGTCAAATAATCATAGATGGCTCGCTTAGAAATCAAGTCAATCATCAAACTGTTGATAGTATTGGTAATTTCATTGCGTGTGATTTCGTCATTTGGTTCAAACAAATACAACTTACCAATTTGTGCCAAACGCTCGCGCAAGAAACAGATCAAACGTGCCACGTTGATACGATCCAACGCTGTAGTCACAGTGGTTGTGGTCTTGTTACCAAAATTAGTAATACCCACGCCTGGAATAAACGTAATTGGGTTAATGTTGCGCTCATACAGGATGTCGCGTACACTTTGCCCAACGCCTAATTGTACAAATTCACCTGTGGCAGAATCGATGTAACCAATAGCGGTAGCATTGTCAATCACACCGCGGCGTGTACCTGCTGGTGCTAACCATGGATAGCTCACTGAGTCACTACGCAAAATTGTACGCACCATCATGTGACTTGGAGGAGCTACCACTGTATTGCCACTCAAATCATTGGTCTGGCAACTTGGATAGAAAGCAGCACAATAGTTGCTGGTTGCCACTAGGCCGTCTTCAGTTGGCAAGCCCAATCCGTTGTTGTTGGTGGCCCAAGCAACCAAGCTATTACCATCAACTGCCAATCTCATTGGAGTATCTCCAACAACAAACAGTGTGTTGTTGCGCTCGTTGCTGAGTGCAATCATGTTTGGCATCAATTCAGGATATGCTGGAGAAGCAATCAAATTATAATTGTTTTGCTCTTCTCGTGCTGCCTGACTTGTGTCAATACCTGCCTTCATGGCTGCAACAACCATCTGACGTTGTGCTAGGCGGCCTCCCCACATAGCGCCATTGTCGCGGTTGCCGCTAGCAGTAATCCAAGTGGCAGCAACGCTTGGCAAACTAGCATCAGGGAAGTTTGTAGCATTGAAGTAGTCGTTGTTGTAACTCTTAACATTGTAACCACTGCGACGTGTGTTCCATAACAACATACCTTGTGGATATAACAAAGGATCTGGAGCGTCCAAATCTAGGTAATCGCTGGTCAACAAACTTGCAATGGTCGGAATTGGATCGCTGATTGGGTCAGTGGTCCCGTTTGGAGCCCAACGGGCATCGGCAAACAAAATACCATTTTGCGTTACCTGGTCAGTGGTGTTGATTGATACCCATTGGTCAACTCCGTCCACAGGCTCCCAACGATATATCATTGGATAATTTTCCAAGTCGCTGGTGTCGATCCAGAGATCACCGTAGGCCAATGGTGATTCAGCAGCATTGTTCTGAGTCAACGGAGCAGTGGTACTGAAAATTGGTCCACTTGCGTTGGTATCTCTCAGATCGAAACCACGTACATCGTTGGCAACGTTTTGATAACCTTGCCACGAGCCGTTGTCTTGAATCATAATATCTGCTTGTGTGGCAGTGCTATAGTACCACAATGTTCCGTTGGCTGGGTTTTGATAAGGGGCAGTGGTGCTATTAGCATAGGTAAACTCTGGTGTAGTAACAAAGTTACTCAATACCAAATTACCTGTGGTGCGACCTGGGCGACACAACGGAGTTGAATTAGTGAAGCCAGCATCTGCAACTGGTGTTCCGTAGATTGTATTAAACAATACAATGGTACCGCCTTGTGTGTGAGTTAACACAATATTACCCGAGCTATCTAAACTAGCTGTGGTATATGGAGCATTGGCAGCTTGGAAGTCGCTGATAAAATCATCAGCAGTGGTTCCAGTTAGTGTTACATAGAATGGTCCAACAAAGTTTGAATTTCCTGCTTCAGTAACCTGGAAACTAAAACTATCGCCAACAGTGAATGTTGGATTGGACACACTGCCTGTGACCACAGTTTGTCCTAGCAACAATCTTTCAAAAATTTCAAATGATGCAGTAGGCGGGTTTGACGCACTGCCTTGCTGAGCGTTGTAATTCATGTAGGTTGTGCCAACAGGAATATTTTTTCCGCCTCCACTTGGATCTAATGCATAAATCGCCAAGGCGTCATTGAGATATACATTAGTGGTTTGAGTAACCCAAGATGCTAGTGTACTGCTCCACTTTTTCAGTACAACATTCATTCCGTTGTTTACTGGGCTAAGATTTTGCCATACGCTTCCGGTTGGCGCAGGGACTGTGTCGGTGGTTCTCCAGCGTGGAGCTTGATAGCTGTAGGCTGGCAAATAAGTAGGAGCTTGGTATACAGCAGAAGTGATGCCCAGTGCAGTCAACAAACTAGCACCGTTGGTACCTGGTTCAACACTGATAATACCGTTGCCAGAATTAGTACTTCCGTCGTTGGTTGCAGATTTGTTTGCATACAAGTTCAACTTGCCGCTGACAACTTTGGCGTAAACACCAGTGATTGATACCACAGTGTTAATGGCTGTAGCAAACCCAGTGACAGTTGTTGCAGTAGCACCGGTTCCAACAATAACTTCTACATCATTAATAAAAATACTGTTTCCAGCGGTCAGGCTAGTTGGAGCTGCGGTACCACTCACTGTGGGCCATGACAATTTCCAATTATCGCTGCCAACCAACACCCAGGTGTTTGTAGTAACCACTGAGCTTTCGCCAGTGGGTGTTAGACCGGCTGTTTTGTAGTAAACTTGTAAAAATTCGCTGACAGCACTGACAGCATAATCTCCAATGCTGCCTAGTGTTGATACCGGAGTATAGTCGCCGCCTGAGTAATTCACTACGTCAGCCTGGTCAGTGACTACTATAGGAGTTTTTACTGTGAATCCAGCAGTGGATTGATTCCACTCTTGGATGCCCCAGGTAGAAGCACTAGCATCTTCCCAGAAAGCACCGTTGTTGGGTTCTCCAGTTGGTCGGCTCAAACTAGCAGCCAATTGTGTCAGGTCAATGTCTACACGCTGAACATAGCAACGGTTTGACACCCCAAGCGCACTGTAGGCAGCAAGCAAGCCGTATTCGTTGAGTTCGTAACCGTTGATCGGGGTGCCGCCTGTGGTATTGTAGAAGAATGGCACACCAAAAGTAGCAGTTAAATCTCTCTGACTTGTGATTAAATATGTTTTGTTGGCATTGGCAGCGGTTGTGCCAGCAGCAACAGTGATGCCGTCACTGCTGACTTTGTTTTGTGCAGTGGCAACAAGGAAATAAGGTACTGTGTTAACAGCAGATGGAATATATTGACTTTCATCAATTACTGTTACTTGTACGCCGGGTGATACTAGAGCCATGTTATGGTTTCCTTTTCAAGTTACCAATATTTATAGGTAACTGGAAAAATTCGCCGTCTATGCTACCCTTACAGTAAGGTTCGTACTATAAATACTGTATGAGACCTATCTGTCCTGCTTGTAATCAACGTCCAAGAGCAGTAAATTGTTATCGCAATGGCAAAATTTATTATCGCAGCCGCTGTGAAACTTGTATCAAAAAGAACAAAAAAGCCAAAGCACCGGTTCCTCGTTGGCAACTAGATGGCTATAAGAAAAAATCCGCATGTGATAGATGCGGATTCAAAGCAAAACATCCCAGTCAATTATTGGTATTTCACGTTGACGGAAATCTCAACAACTCTGCTCAAAGAAATTTGCGAACAATTTGTTTAAATTGCGCCGCAGATATCAAGCGGCAAGAGAGTGTGTGGCGTCCGGGGGATCTGACACCAGACGTTTAACCTGTTGATACAGATCATCCAGTGTGCTATTGTTGTCTAGCACTGCATCAAAATTGGTGCCAACCCAAGAAGTTTCGCTAGCATGTATTTTTAATCGTTCTAATTTGGCTTTGCCGATGCTCCAAGATGCATTGCCATCGGGGCCACGATTTACACTTTCTGCGGCCAAATACCAGTCCGGTTCAGGACCGCGCACTACACGCAAAACTTGACCGCCCGCAGCTCTAATTGCTCGTATTTCGTTGGGAAATCTACAGTCAGTGATCACAACATCATCTTGTATGTTGCGCAGTTTGTTTTCTAAGCTAGCAATCCAAATATCATCATGGAATGACTTACGGCAAACTTCTGTGCCCCATTGTTGTAGCACATAACGCGGAGTAATATCCATGCCCAGGCGTTGGCTCCACCACTCGTCCCGTTGTTCGCGCCATTCTCTGCTTTGCTTGGTACGACCCTCAAGCATGGTTCTATCCCAACCAAAAACTTGTGCCACAGCGTCTTTCAAACTATTAGCAAATGATTCGCGTCTAAACCCGTGTAAATTAACTAGATAATCAGCAATTGTATCCTTGCCGGAGCCAATAAAACCACAGATTCCAATGATCATTTAAGTTCCTTAACGTTGAGGTATTTAAGACAATTTTGTAGCATACTAATTTGTCTGCGGCAGTCTTCTAGGGCATGATGTGTGGTAGGAGGAATAGGCTGATCTGGCCACAAGGAGAACACTGTACGGCTATCACGCACCATGTAGTACTGCCAAGGCAATGGTTTGTTGTAACTCTTGTAAGCATGCTCTAAAATATTCATGTCATAGGTAGGGCCTTGCGCCCACACACGTTTAGAGTGCCAAATTAGTTTGCCTAGACCGTCCAATGCTTCGTCCAGGGGAATACGACCGTCTTCAGCAAATGCTTCATCGCGAACCACAGCAGGTTGAGTAGCCCACCATTCAATGGTTCCTTGTTGAATGCTGCGATTTTCTTGGCTTTCTAGAGTTACCCTAGCGTAGTATGATTGAGGGTAGTAGCCAGAGCCAAACGGATCAAACGCTTGTGCGGCTATGGTAAGAATAGTAGTGTCGGGGCCTGTGCCCAAACCCTCAAGATCAATCATTAAGTCCATGCATGATTATAGCATGAACTGATTGCTGTGTCAATTATCCAATGACCCAAGTAATGGGCTGTGAGCCATCTACGTAGTTAACCAATTGTAATACAAGAGCGTCCATTTGAGCTTGCGCTTCGCCTTTCATGGCAGTGCCGTTTAGGGTAGAACCTCCTTGTGGGCCAGCAATAGTTGCAAATTTTTCACGGGCTTCGCCAATCATCATTTTGCAGTTGGCAACCATGTAATCTCGAATCCACTGTGAGATTTGGAAGTCTGACAACAGATTGATTTCAGGTTTTAGGTTATAGGTCCAAAGTAGCACAAACTCACCGGTGCCTTTGGGGTCACGAATTAACTGTAACTTCTTAGTCACTGGGTTGAACGTATAGTTCATGTAAGCGCCAAACATACGACCCGCAAGTTCTACATACTGGCTGTAAAAATCATAGGTAGCAAGGCCACCGGCTACGTTGAAGTTCATTAGATAAACGTTCAACGATGCTTGAGCAAAAGGATCAAAGTTTGATGCAAACGGACCTGTAGCATCGCCGAATGTTCTGCGAAAAATTTGACGGACTGAAACAACTTCTTGTGGCAAGACGTAGATGTTGTCGTCCTTGACCATTTGCAAGAAACTGTAACTTTCTTCATAGGCATTTTGAGCACGTTGGCGATATGTGCCTAAAGTTTTTTGATAAGCGGCTTCGTAGTGCTCAGGATCTAACTCAATGTCGACCATTTGGCCACCCAACTGCAACTGTACGTAGTTGATTAGGTTTTGCTTGAGCTCTGAAAGTGAATCTTGTTGCTGTTCTGCCATGAGAATCTCCTGCCAGTATTTATTGGCAGGAGACTGGTTTACCAAACTCGCAGTATCACAAGATTTTCAGTACCACGTCCATTCCAGGCAGTTTCGGTGGCTTTGATGTCCTTGAATGCTTTGCGGGCCGCGGGCTTGCCTACTGTGGCTATGGCTTTGATTTGCTCTGAAGGTTTACGCAGGGTTTTTTGCTGGGTTTCTGTAGTCGAAAAGCCAATCACAGCGTTGTTTTTAACAGTAAATGTCTTGGCATATTCGTCAGCCACAAGGTGGATTAATTTGCGTTTCTTGGCATCAAACAACCATGCTTCGCTCTTGTCCACTAACTGTGATGCTGGCAAGCTCTTGAGTTTAAGCTCTGGAACTTCGGCGCAAATTTTAAACTTAGCCGCTTTCTTTTCAGGACTCACAGGCTTGACCTTGCGAGGCTTGCGTTCAACCTTCTTGATTTGTACATAACTGCCACAGTCGTTCAGTACTAATTCACAGAACTTTACACACTGTTTGAGTTGATTCTTGGTCAGGAAGTCGTAACCTTTTACAAGATCTGCATCTTTGCCGGCCACAGCATCTTCAAATTCGGCTAGTTTACGTGCCCAGGTATCTTTGACTATGCTAATCATCTGCGGGGCAATATTCATACCACGCATGAGAGCCACTGGTTTGTAATCAGCAGTGAGCTTGGCGCCAGAAGTAATGAACTCATCAAACTGTCCGTCTAGTTCGCCCAAAAACTCACTGACCTTTTCTCGCAAACGGTCTTGAATAGTAAGACGTGGGGTTTCGTCTTTGGCTTCGGTCGCTTCTAGTTCAACTCGTGGCTCGTCTTTGATAGCCAAGAGTTCAGCAATAAGGTTGTCCAGTTTAATTTGCTCATGCTCGTCTAACTGCAAACCCATGTCCGCCATGCGGCACAACCAACCTGTGGTCAGCCGGATTTGACTGTCAGATATGGCACGTATTTTTTTAGCATCTTTTGTGCGTTCATGGCGGTCTAAATAACTGGCTACAAAGTCCTTGGCTTCTTTCTTGCCATAAAAGTAATTGTACCATCCAAACGCATTGCTGAGAGCACTGATGCGGCCTTCTGTGGGCTGTTTGGTCCAGCGAGGTTCATCGCCCACATACTTGGTATCTGGGCTACGGGGATTCAAGGGTTTGGGTGCGGCTGTTTTCATTACGGCTCCTTTGACTGTAATTATAGCAGATTATGGTTTTTTGGTCAAGTCAACAGAAAGTAGTACTAAAGTAAGATCTGCTTCGTTGCGGAATGTAATCCAGTACGGGCGTACATCGTTGCGGCCCGAACGGGTTCCAAAATGACCAGACCAACTGAAGTTTTTGTATTCAGTGCCCAGCCGCGCACGACACACCTTTTCATAGGGTGCTATCAGTTTGCTCCAGCCGTTGAAACGCAGAGCCACGGTATGCCCGTGTTCCCGGAACATCTTGAATCTGCGGTTTAATTTAACAACTTTCATACCCAAATTATAGCACTCTTAGAATTTCGGGTCAACCGTCAATAAATAGTATTACCATGCCAAAGTTAAGTCTGTACCGCCCAAATCGCACAAAAGATTACCAGTTTTTTGACCGCACAATCAGTGAAATGTTTACTGTAGGCGGATTAGATATCTATGTCCACAAATACATGGGGCCACAAACAGGCGGGGCAGATTCTGCTTTTTCAGGCAACGGCGATGCCACGCAACCCATCTATGAAGATCTAAGCCCATTGAACATTCAAGACTTGTTGCTGTTAGAAAACAGAGATAGAATTTATGACACTGACATTTATGTCATGCGCGGTGTGTATCGAGCACAAGACATTGACTTTGATCTCACACAGTTTGGATTGTTTTTAAACAATGACACATTGTTTATGACCTTTCATTTCAATGACATGATTGACACATTTGGGCGCAAGCTCATGAACGGTGATGTTCTTGAAGTTCCTAATTTAAAAGACTATTATCCGTTGGATGCTTCTATTCCCAGAGCCATGCCACGTTACTATGTAATTCAGGACGCCAACTATGCGTCTGAAGGATTTAGTCAAACATGGTTGCCGCACCTATGGCGTGTAAAAGCCACCCCACTGGCCAATCAACAAGAATACAAAGACATTCTAGACAAACCTTTTGTGCAAGAAAATATCTGGGATCCAGGCAATTTCTACCCACAAGGAACCATTGTAAACTACGGTGATGTTTATTATCAAGCCGTACAAAACACGCCAGCCGACATTGATATTAACAATACCAATTATTGGCAACCTTACACACCACCATCAGTCAGTGACGTGATTAGTACCAGACCCAAAGACAACCAAATCAATGATGCTATATTAGCGCAGGCTGATGTTGAAGTTCCTGCATCGGGCTACGACGTTACAAAATTATATGTTGCACCAACATTAGTAGATGGACAGCCTGCCAACCCAGAAACACCAGTTACTTCAACAGTAAATGGCAACACAGTTGATGGTACAGTAAGCGGTGAAAATAATACGCCAAGAAGTGACGGATATACAGTGGGTTACCTAACTGGTGACGGTGTTCCTCCTAACGGATTGCCTGTGACTCCTGGTGTCAGTTTCCCTACAAATCCAGTAAACGGAGATTACTGCCTGCGTTTGGATTATTTTCCCAATAGACTGTTTAGATATAATGGACGCCGTTGGGTCAAGATCGAAGAGAAGGTGCGTACAGATTTGAACAATGGACCTAGTAACAATACTTTACGCTCAGGCTTTGTTAACAATACATACACTGTTAACACCACAGACATGGGCAATATTCCAAGTCGCCAAAGTCTGTCAGAGATTCTCAAGCCCAGAGCCGACAACGGTGATCGAGGTGGCAACTTATCTCCTAATCCAAGACCGCCGCAACAGCCTGGACAACCTAACGAGCCATAACAATGCAAATGTTTTTTTACGACGAGCAAATTCGTCGCTTCTTACTGCAATTTACTAGAATCTTTTCAGGATTCCAAGTTGAATACGGCAATGAAAATAACGGACCCAACGCGGCTGCGTTGTTACGTGTACCTGTACGATACGGAGATGCCAGTCGCAACGCACAAACAGTGATACAAAATAACTCTGCCAGTGAGTTACCATCGACTCCGCTGATGACTTTTTATATAACTAGTCTGGATTACGCTAGAGACCGTATTCAAGAGCCATATTTTGTCAGTAAAATGAATGTGAGACAACGTTCCTACGATGACGCCACAGAAACATGGGATACTCAACAAGGCAATGCATTCACCATCGAACGATTAATGCCTGTGCCTTATAACTTGGTATTGAACCTAGACATATGGACATCAAACACAAATCAAAAACTGCAATTGTTAGAACAAATCTTAACGCTGTTCAATCCCAGTTTAGAAATACAATCAACTGATAACTTTATTGATTGGACCAGTTTGAGTGTGGTGTATCTAGACCGTGTGACTTGGACCAGTCGCACTATACCGTTGGGTACAGAAAATCCCATTGACATTGCCACGCTGAGTTTTAGCATGCCTATTTGGATTAGTCCGCCAGCCAAAGTTAAGAAACTAGGCGTTATTGAGCGTATTGTAGCAGGTATATTTGATGCCAACGGCGATGCCGCAGATGCAATTACCAACAACGATTTGTTGTTAGGTACACGAGCAATATTTACGCCATGGAACTATCAAATTGTGGTGATACAAGACAAAATACAGATTCTAGAACCAGCAGTGGTTGTTGATTCAACCAACGAGCAACTTACTGTACCAGATGTTGTGACTACTTCATCACTGGTGTGGCCAGCAGTGATCAATGCTTACGGAGTACTTAGACCTGGTATCAGTCAAATACGTTTAGAACAAGCCGACGGGTCAGAAGTTGTGGGCACTATTGTAGTAGACCCCAACGACGATCGCTTGTTATTGTTCAGTGCTGACCCAGACACAGTTCCGCAAAATACACTAGATCCTATCAATGCTGTCATTAACCCTCTGTTGAGTGGCCCCGGTGACGGTTTACCTGCTGCGGCCACAGGACAAAGATATCTCATTACCGAAGCCACTGGCAACACAGACAACTGGGCTAACCCTCAATTATGGACTGGTGTATACGGACAACCTTTGGTTGCCAATGCCAACGACATCATTGAGTACGACGGAGCAGAATGGAATGTGGCTTTTCCTAGTCAAACTACCACTGACATACAGTATGTTACCAATCTAACTACTGGATTGCAATACGAATGGACTGGTGCTGAATGGATCAAAAGTTATCAAGGCGTTTACGTAGAAGGTTCATGGAGTCTAGTGTTGTAAAGGCTGTTGGCGTATGGTTCTGCTGTAAGCATACCGGCAGATATCTATATCTCATGAGAAACGACAACAAACACCCATATACATGGGGATTGCCGGGTGGCAAAGTTGAAGCCGAAGAAACGTTGCTGGGTGCTATGGAAAGAGAATGCACCGAAGAGCTAGGCAGTTTTCCTGCTTATCAACGACTGATTCCGTTGGAAAAGTTTACGTCTGTAGACAATCAATTTGAATATCATACCTGGGTCTGTATCGTGGAACAAGAGTTTGTACCGGTGCTAAATGACGAACACCACGGCTATGCTTGGATAGACCGTGGTGTTTTTCCTAGACCCATGCACCCTGGATTGTGGAGCACAGTTAATATTGACAGTGTTCAACTCAAACTCTCTGCGGTTGAAAGCAGCGAGTTAAATTAGAGTCTGCCTACTACAACTTCAATTACTCCAGGTGCTTCGCTGTTGTAATTTTCCAGAGCTTTACCAATTACTGTACCAATTGCTGGTGTAGCACAGGCCACAGCAACACCATTGCCTCCTGACACCATCATGTCGCCTTTAGCCACAGTGCCCACCACAGAAGTTGGAACTCGACCTGTCAATGCCACCGCTACAGCATGTTCGCTGGTAAGAACAGAGTTCATTAGGTGTGCTGGATTGGTAGAAACCACCCCAGCAATGCGATTGCTTCCTGCGGACAAACTCAATGTGACTTCATTGGCGCCGCCAAATTCTAACACAGTTCCTGGAGGGTAGGCGGCATCTGCAGAATACATTTCTGCCAAGTCGGCATATTGAGCTGTAGTTGCTTTACCAAATACTGTATTGAAGTAGTTAGTTGCACTGCCAACGTTGCCGACGCCATTGGCGTTAGCATTGACAATGTTACCTGCGGTAACGTTACCTGTTGAAACAGTTAAACTTGTGCCAGTAATACCAGCACCGGTGATGCTGCCAGTAACACTTACTGCTGTACCTGTATGGTTAGTTGCTGAAATGTTACCTGCTGTGATGTTACCTGTAACTGCAAGACTGGTCAATGTGCCAACTGATGTAATATTGGCTTGAGCCGCATTAGTAACAGTACCAGCAGTGGTCGCTGAAGTAGCCGATGCAGCACTAGAAACTGTACCAGTTACGTTAGCACCAGTGATTGAGCTTAGGCCGGCGCCTGAGCCATAATGTGTGGCAGTGATGTTACCTGCGGTGATGTTACCTGTAACTGCCAATGAACCCAGTGTACCTACTGACGTAATATTGGTTTGTGATGCTGTAGTCAACGTACCAGTTAAGTTTGTGGCACTGACTAATGTAGCACCAGTTAGGTTACCTGCGGTGATGTTACCTGTAACTGCCAATGAACCCAGTGTACCTACTGACGTAATATTGGTTTGTGCCGCTGTGGTTAGAGTACCAGCCAAACTAGTAGCACTTACCAGTGTAGCACCAGTTAGGTTACCTGCGGTGATGTTACCTGTAACTGCCAATGAACCCAGTGTACCTACTGACGTAATATTGGTTTGTGCCGCTGTAGTCAATGTGCCAACAATGCTGGTGCCTGACAAATTGCCGCCAGTGATGTTGCCAGTGGCTGATATCAGCCCTGCTGTTAATATATTGCCACCGGTGATATTTCCCGCAGCACTGGCTGTGGATGTAAATTGTCCAGCGCCCATTTTCACAGTTGGATATGTAGCATTAGCCCAATCAATTACTGTGGTGGGTTCGTTAACTACACCATCAAAGAAGGTCCAGACCCCGCTGGTGTAGTTTCTAGCAACTCCAGTATGGTAGTACACACCGTTGTTATAACTTCCAACAATACCTAAATCAACCAAGTTTGATGTATTGTTAGCGCCAATATAAATCAGCGGATCGCCCACAACCAAATCAGTTACACTCTGGTAGTTAATATTACCCGAAGCTGTGATGTTTCCAACTACGCTTAGGCCTCCGCCAAAGATACCTGCCCCAGTGGCCGATACTACACCAGCAGTTCTGATGTTGCCACCAGTAATGTTAGCAGTGGCACTGACCTGACCTGCTGTGGTTAAATTACCACCGGCTACGTTGGCAGTGACCGTTAAACTACCCAGTGTACCAACAGATGTAATGTTGGTTTGTGCGGCTGTGGTTAGAGTGCCAACAATGCTGGTACCACTCAAGTTACCGCCAGTGATGTTACCTGTTGCTGAAATAAGTCCTGCTGTGGTTACATTTCCACCAATCACGTTACCCGAAGCACTGACAGTAACTCCTTGCACTAAAGCAGCAGAAATTATGTTGCCACCGTTGACGTTGCCTGTAGCACTGACTGTTGTTGAACTAGATACCGCTCCAACCAATGGTCCGTAAAATGCTGTGGAAGTAATGTTGCCGCTGGCGCTCATGCGACCAATATTGACGTTACCAGTACCGTTGGGCGTTAACACAATGTTTGCATTGGCAGCAGATGTTTGAATGTCAAGTTGTGCTGAATCAACAATGGCGCCGCTGATTATCAAGTTACCAGCAGTGATATTACCAGTGCTCACTGTCAAACTTGTACCAGTGATAGCGGCACCAGTAATTGCACCGGTGGCAGAAATTAAGCCGGCGGTTAGAAGATTTCCTCCTCCAACATTGCCAGTGGCCGTAACATATCCAGTAGTTAAAATGTTGCCGCCTGTGACGTTACCTGTAGCAGTTACCAGACCTGTGGTTCTTAAATTTGCACCATCGATAGTACCAGCAGCAGATATCAAACCTGCTGTGGTTACGTTGCCACCAACAACGTTACCTGAAGCACTGACAGTAACTCCTTGCACTAAAGCAGCAGAAATTATGTTGCCGCCGTTGACGTTGCCTGTTGCTGTAACCAGTCCTGCTGTGGTTATATTTCCACCAATCACGTTGCCAGTTACACTGGCCAAACCTGTTGTGTAAGATCCAGTGGTGGCCACTACTACAACGTTGGATGTTCCTCCAACTGTGATAACCGCATTACCATTGGTTGCGGCAATACCAATGCTAGAAGTTCCTTGAGTAATCGAACTTACATCAATGTTGCCAACGTCAACGTTGGCCTGTGTTATACCGTCACTAGTAAAAACAGCAAAAGTATTTGCGCTGGCTTCTTTGAGTTGTAAATTTCCTAGATAAATGGTGTTGCCAGACACATACAAACTTTTCCACATTTTGGTAGCAGAACCAAGATTGTAAGTTATGTTTGCCTGTGGCAGCAAATTGCCAGTTTGAAGTTGTGCTGAACTATTGGCACTGACCGTAGAAGTTCCGCCAGGAGTAACACCATCGTGAACACGAAGAGCCCAGTTGGTGGTATCAACTGTAATTTCTGCTAGTGCTCCTGTAAACGCATCGTTTTGAGCCTGCGTACCGCGTCGATATTGTACTTGAGTTGACATGTCTAAATCCTATAGCGTTATTTATGAAATAATAGTTCGGTCATCTACTCTGCGCCAGTTTGCACCGTCTGCAAACGCTGGAATTGATCCTCCCGAAGCATCGGTTACAAAAATCATGCATCCTGCTGGGGTAGCTCCTGGCAAAGTAAGAACTGTGTAACTAGGCAATTTGAGTTGGTCTGGGTAAACTGGGCCAGTTATTGCAACTAATCCTAGATCGTAGTATGTGTCAATAGCATCAGAAATTAGTCCAAAATCATAACTTGCTCCGGACGCAGCCACATCAACTGTGCCCAGTGTTCCGCCGGTTACAAAAGGATTGGCTTCTTGAGTAAAAGTAACAGTATCTGTTGTGGCATTTGTGGTTATGCCCAAGCCGCCAGCACCAACAAACGTAACATTACCTGTGGAATCTGCTACAACTGTGCTTTGCCCAGAAACTAGAATATTTTTAAATGCCGCAGTTGTTATGCCAGTGAGTTGGCTTCCGTTGCCCAAGAAATAGGCGCCAGTGATGTTGCCTGTTGCACTAACTAGCCCAACAGTAGCAATATTTCCACCTGTGATATTACCAGTAGCAGATACTGTAGCACCTTGCACCAATGCACTAGAAATTACATTACCGCCATTGACGTTGCCTGTAACAGAAACTGTAGTACCTGTGTAATTGGTAGCACTGATATTGCCACCGGTAATATTACCAGTGGCAGAAATTAAACCTGCTGTAGTAACATTGCCGCCAGTGATGTTACCAGTGGCTGATACAATTCCAATTGTAGTTACATTACCGCCTACTAAGTTACCAGTTGCTGATACCAATCCAGTGCTGATAAAGTTACCACCTGTTACATTACCCGCAGCAGATATCAAACCTGCTGTGGTTATATTTCCACCTGTGACATTACCTGACACAGAAACAGTGGTTCCTGTGTGATTGGTGGCACTGATATTGCCACCGGTAATATTACCAGTGGCAGAAATTAAACCTGCTGTGGTAACATTGCCGCCTATTAAGTTACCCGATGCACTGACAGTAACACCCTGTAACAATGCAGTAGATATCACATTTCCGCTGGTTACGTTGCCAGTGACTGTCAACAGTCCAGAAGTAGCAATATTACCGCCTGTGATGTTGCCGGTGGCACTGATCAAGCCACTTGTAAGCAAATTACCGCCTGTGACATTACCTGATGCACTGACAGTAACACCTTGTACCAAAGCAGAACTAATTACGTTGCCACCTGCTACGTTTCCTGTAGCAGACACTGTAACACCTTGTACAAGAGCTAGACTAACTACATTGCCACCAGTAACGTTACCTGTAACAGACAGCAGGCCTGCTGTTGTTACATTGCCACCAGTGATATTACCAGTAGCAGAGATCAACCCCACAGTGGTTACATTACCACCAACAACGTTACCTGTAGAACTTATTCTTCCTGCGGTAGTTACATTTCCACCAGTGATGTTTCCAAGAGCACTTATTGTAGTATTTGAATAGAATGCACCTGAGCTTAGTGGTGCGTACACCGCATTCGCCCAGTCAATTACAGTGGTTGGTTCAGCAACAACGTTAGAGAATACTTTCCAGGTATTGTCATTGTGATCTCTTACAAAACCTGTGTGTTGATACACATTGGCCACGTTGGCGCTGGCCACAATACCTAGATCTACTAGGTTTGATGTGTTATTTGCGCCAATATAAATCAGTGGGTCGCCTACTACCAAATCAGTAACATTGGTGTAGTTTAGATTGCCCGAAGCAGTAATGTTACCAATTACACTGAGTCCACCTCCAATATAGGCTGCTCCTGTAACGCTTAGTTGTCCGGCTGTGTTTATATTCCCGCCAGTGATGTTGCCTGTGGCGGTTACTTGACCGGCAGTAGTTAAGTTGCCACCTGTGACATTACCTGACACAGAAACAGTGGTTCCTGTGTGATTGGTAGCACTAATATTGCCACCTGTGATATTGCCTGTAGCACTAATTTGGCCGCCTGTTACAATATTACCGCCTGTGACATTGCCGGTGGCACTGGTAATGCCCGCTGTTAAAATATTGCCACCAGTGATATTACTCACTGCCTGCATTGTGCCAAAAGAATATACATTGGTAACAGCCGCTACGTTGCCACCAGAAACATTTCCTGTAGCTACAACATTGCCTCCAGTGGTAATATTAGTGCCTGTTACGTTACCAGCGGCACTAACCAAACCGGTTGTTGTTACATTACCACCAACAACGTTACCTGATGCACTGACAGTAACACCTTGTACCAAAGCAGAACTGATTACATTTCCACCTGTGACATTTCCAACTGCGCTTACACGGCCGCTACTGTCTAAGTTTCCAGTAACAATGGTACCAACTACACTGAAACCAGTGTCATAAAATTGTGCTCTTAATGTTCCGTTGGTTGTTACGCCAATATTGCCGTCTGATACCCAGTAAAAACCAGTATCTTGAGATATATCTGAAGAGAATGTTACGCCAGGTGCTGATGCACTACCGCTACCAACTAGCAATCTTGAACCAACAACATTTCCACTGGCCGAAACTGTAGCACCTTGTACCAGTGCCACTGATATTACATTGCCACCGTTTATGTTGCCTGTTGATGACAGCAAACCACTTGTGAGAACATTGCCACCAGTGATATTGCCTGTGGCTGTAACCAGTCCTGCTGTAACAATATTTGCACCAGTTACGTTGCCTGCGGCACTAAAAGCACCACCGTAAGTCAGTGGTCCTGAACCTGCACGGCCCAATTGTGTGCCATCAGCATTGCCAAATACAATATAGGCATTGGCTGCATTTTGCTGTCCACGAATACTCATAGTATCGGCTATGTTGATATCGCCGATCCAAACATCGTCTCCAACACGGAAATTAGTGCCACTACCGTTGTTATTGGCCCATACAGTATTGGCCATTAACCCCGAAGAAGTGAATTGCGCTGACCAAGTGCCTGCTACGTTGGCAACTATATTACTACTGGGTTGCACTACTACATTAGAAGTACCATTTAAAATAGTATTAGCAGTTGATATGACGCCTGTGAGTTGGCTACCATTACCGATAAAAAATCCGCCTGTGGCAATGTTGCCTGCGGCGCTGACTACACCTGATGCAGGGAATGATACAGTGTTACTGGTAGGACTAGCCTGTATTAAAACTTGTGCAGCACCCAAGGCATTTTGATAAAATGCTCTTAGAGAGTTGCTGCCGTCAACGTCTAAGTTCCAAGTAGAATTGGCCTGTCCGGTTAGACCATTTATATTGGCCCAGCCAATAACCAATTGTCCGCCTTCAGCGCCGGTGCTGTTGATAATCAAATTATCGTTAGCAGAAACAATGCCTGATGCAATAATATTTCCGCCTCTTATGTTACCAGTGGCACTAATTTGTCCAGCAGTGTTAACATTTCCACCAACAACGTTGCCAGAGGCGCTGACAGTAGCTCCTTGTACCAAAGTTGAAGTAATTAAATTGCCGCCAGTGATGTTGCCTGTAGCTGTGATTAATCCGCCGGTATTGACGTTGCCACTAGTAATGTTGCCACTTGCCGATACAAGACCAGGAACATTAATTCCACTGTCAAAGAATATTGCCCTGGTACCAGCATTGGTTGTTACACCAATGTTGCCGTCAGCAAGCAAAAAGAATCCTGAATCTTGTCCTGTATCTCCAGAGAAAGCAATACTTGGTTGTGTCAGGCTTCCGTTGGCTGCAAAGATTCTACCAGTGGCTGATATCAGCCCGTTACTGATAAGGTTGCCGCTAGTGACATTACCTGTAGCAGAAATTAATCCTGCGGTATTAATATTTGCACCAGTAACATTGCCACTTGAACTAATAGTGCCAGAATTTAAACTGGTCAATGTGCCAACAGACGTAATATTTGGCTGTGCAGCCGTAGTCAATGTACCGGTTAAGTTGGTTGCACTTACCAAATTGGCTCCGATTAATGACGAAGCAGTACCACTTAACGTAATAGTACCATTGGCGGCAAGTGTTAAATTACCACCTGTGATATTGCCTGTGGCACTAATTTGGCCGCCTGTTAGAATGTTACCACCAGTGATATTAGCAGCCGAAGTAATTGTACTTGTTGCAGATATTAACCCAGCAGTTATGATATTACCGCCTGTGATGTTACCTGCTACACTGAGTGCAGAGCCCCCAGTGTTAGCAATGGCAACTATGGCATTGCTGGTGTAACTTACTGTGGTGTTACCTGTAGAGGCGCCAATAGTCAACGTGCTGTTGCCAGCCACACCACTAAAAATTGTCACGTTGCTAACAGAGTTTGCAACACCATTGGCCGCAATGTTGATTGATTTGATGTTGGCGCTAGATGTAGCACCTGTGCCAATGTTTAAAATTTGTGTGGCGGTGCTCTGGCCAATCAAAATGTTGCCAGTTTGTCCTGTACCACCAATAGTGGTTGTACCAGTTGTTTGACTAGTACCTATGCCAATTGTGCCAGTTGTGGTTGAGAACGTAACTGTACTTGTGCCAGTTATTGCAGCACCAGTTATTGCACCAGTAGCAGATATCAATCCAGCAGTTCTTAAATTACCGCCTTGTATGTTTCCAGTGGCCAGTACACCAGCAGCAGTGTTGACGTTGCCAGTTGCAGTGACCAATCCAGCCGTTGATATATTTCCAGCAGTAGCATTACCTGTTGCTGATATCAAGCCAGCGGTTAATAAGTTACCACCAACTACATTACCAGTGACATTGAGAATACCAGTTGGTATATTAGTTTGACCAGTTCCGTCAACATTCAAGTTAATATTGCCGTTGGCTAAGGTATTAATCCATAACGTACCAGTGTCAACAATATTACCAGTTAATGAATAATCACCGCCTGATGTGATAGCGCCAGCGGCCGAAATTGATCCAGCAGTAGTTAAGTTGCCACCAACAACATTACCTGTGGCCGATACTAACCCAGCGGTTAATAAGTTACCACCAACTACATTACCAGTTGAACTGACCAATGGCGCAATTATGTTACCACTCGAACTTAGGCTACCAGTACTAATTAAACCAGCAGTAGAAATATTTCCGCCAACAATGTTGCCAGTTGCACTAACAGTTTGACTTTGAATTGTAGCAGAACTAATTAAATTACCGCCAGTAACGTTGCCGCTTACTGATACTGTAGTGCCAGTGTGTGTTGTAGCATAAACATTAGCACCGCCATTAACATTTCCTGCTGTGATATTGCCAGCGGCACTGATTTGTCCAGCAGTAGAAATATTTCCGCCAACAATGTTGCCAGTTGCACTAACAGTGGAATTAGCAAAGAAAGCACCAACATTTAGTGGAGCGTAAACTGAATTTGCCCAGTCAATTACAGTGGTAGGTTCGGCAACAACATTAGAAAACAACTTCCAGGTGTTGTCCGTGTGATCTCTTACAAAGCCCGTGTGTTGATACACATTGGCCACGTTAGCACTTGCTACAATACCTAAGTCAACTAAGTTTGATGTGTTATTAGCGCCAATATAAATCAGCGGATCTCCTACTACCAAATCAGTTACATTTTGATAATTTAGATTACCAGTAACGTTGAGGTTACCAGTAACATTCAGACCTGCACCAAATGAGCCAGCACCAGTTGCACTAACCGCACCGGTTGTAATAATATTTCCGCCAGTAACGTTAGCAGTTACACTTACTCCAGAGCCATTGAAATTGGCGGCGGTGATGTTTGCAGCCGAATCTCGAACCACAACTGTGGACACAATATTTGCAGTATCGGCATGATATCCGTCTACTTGTTCAGCGTTTAAGTTAGTAACTTTAGTAGTTGACGTTACAACCAAAGGTGCTGTACCGTTGCTGACCGTGGATATCAACTGACCAGCGGTTGTAACATTACCACCAATAACGTTGCCACTTGCACTTACGGTAGTACCTTGAATCAAAGTAGTACCAATGATATTGCCGCCGTTGACATTGCCCGAAACACTAACTGTAGTACCAGTATGTGTTGTGGCAAACACATTAGCGCCAGCATTGACATTACCTGCTGTGATGTTACCAGTGGCACTGACTTGTCCGCTGGTTAATATATTTCCGTGAGTGGCATTTCCTGTGCTGGACATAATTCCAGCAGTAATAATATTACCACCAGTAATATTTCCTGTAGCACTGGCTGTTCCGCCTGTGGCCAAATTGCCACTGGTAATTGTACCTGTTGCTGAAACAGTTCCGGCAGTGTTTATATTTCCACTAATTACGTTACCGGTTGCACTAACAACAGCACCTTGAATTAATGCAGAAGTAATTAAGTTACCACCAACAACATTGCCTGTAGCCGATACTAAACCACTTGTGAGAATATTGCCGCCAGTGATGTTGCCTGTAGCTGTAACCAGTCCTGCTGTTGTTACGTTACCTCCAACAACATTGCCTGTGGCCGATACTAAACCACTTGTGAAAACATTGCCACTAGTTACATCACCAGTGGCACTAATCAAACCTGTAGTAGTTACATTACCGCCAACAACGTTACCAGTTGCACTGACAACAGCACCTTGAATCAATGCGCTAGTAGATAGATTTCCACCTGTAATGTTGCCAGCAGCAGATATTAATCCAGCAGTAACAATATTCCCACCAGTGACATTACCTATAATAGTAGCAGTTCCGCCAGTGGATAAATTTCCGCCTGTGATGTTGCCAGTAGCAGATATTAATCCGCCAGTATTGATATTAGCTCCAGTAACATTGCCACTGGAACTAATGGTACCAGAATTAAGACTTGTTAGCGTACCAACAGCAGTGATGTTGGGCTGGCTTGCAGTAGTTAACGTACCTGATACATTTGTACCTATTAAATTTCCACCAGTGATGTTGCCGGTTGCACTAATCACTCCCGAAACATACTCGCCGGTGCTAGCAAAAACCACTACATTTGAAGTGCCGCCAACACCTACTGTGATGTTTCCACCAGCACTTACAACTGTGATGTTGCTGGTACCATTGTTGATATTTGCCACTGATGTAATAACACCAGTTAAGAAGTAGCCATTGCCCAGGATATAATTTCCTGTAATGTTTCCCGAAGCCGAAATTTGTCCAGAAGTTGTTAAATTACCACCAACAACATTGGCCGACGAAATTACATTTCCCGTAGCCGTAACAAACGTGTCTACTATTAAATTTCCGTAAATCTGTGTGCCTGATAGTAATTTTGCCATGGTATCTCTATTTATTCAGTGTTTAGGTGGGTTTGTTAACCTCGTCAAAATACCCGCTGACCATCAAACTTCCGGTGCTAGTTTCACGTTTTGTTGTACCAACGCCCGATGCATAAGAAATCAGAACCCTAGTGGCCCCATAGGCCACAATGTTTGAATTTATAAATCCACTCACTGGGTCTGGAGCATAAAATGGTCGTTTTACTCCATAGGGGTTTGATACCATAACATAAGATTGGGCGCCACTTTTATACACCGCAGACACAACGCCCATGTCTACCAATGCATTTTCTGTACTACCAACATAGGCATCATAGGTCCATTGAACATAGACTCTTGACCCAACAGGAACTTGATCATTGACAATTGCGGTAGGAAATCCAGTGTTACCAGAATAACTGTCACCCAATTCAACTGGTACATTTGGTATTCCGGTGCCGCCACCGCCAAATGGTCCTACAAAAACTTGACCTATATTT